TGACCGAGCGCATCCTTGAGATACTTGTAACCTGCGAGGTCTGTGATATTCTGCTTCAAGTCACCATATATCTTGCTAGTGATATAGGCATTAGCCAAACCAAGTTTGTCATAGAATGCGCTGTATGCGGACTGAAAGTTGGTGAACTTCGTTCCCACGGCAGAGACGATAGCAGCCTTGCCGTTAGTATCAGCCTTATTGTAATTTGTAGATATATCTGAGAGATACGTAACGAGTTCCGTCTTGGCAGTAGAGAGAGTAGTGAAAGCAGTATTAAGGTCGGTGAGTTCTTTTGTACTCTTTAACACCTCTGCTCCCTTCACTTCATTGTACGACTTCTCGGCAGCTGCGAAAGCATCTTCAAGTCGCTTGGAATCCTGCGCCATTGCTGCAATCTCAGAAGGCTCTAGGTAGCCATCTTTGACGTAGCTGTCGAACGTCTTTTTGTTTTCGGTAACAGTCGTTCCGAGGGCGTTCAAGTTGCTCTGTGTCGTCTTAATCTCTTCTTGCGCCTTCTCAGCAGCTTTCTTGGCTTCCTCTGCCTTCGTGTCATCGGTATACTTGCTAGCCAATTTCCAATCGGCAATATCGAACTTTTCGCCTTCTGCCTTGGCGGTGGAACACTTCAAGATTTCGTTCTTGTAAGTGCTACCATCGTTCGGATAGGTTGCGTTCACCCACATATCGTTCACATCGTATGGTGGAACTGGCTGAGAGCCGAAGATACGTCTCTTTGATTTTGCATCTTTGAGTGCTTGGCTTGAATCTTTGAGTGCCTTGGTCAGCTCCGTATCTGTGATGATAATCCACTTATAGGTAGAGCCATCCTTGGCAAAGCGGTATGCCTTGCCCGTCTTGTTGTCGTAGTAAAGGTCGCCAAGATGGGTTTCTTTATCCTTATCGGTCTTCCAACTGATGGCTGGAGCATTCTTCAAAGTAGGAACGCCGTCATAGAACCAAGTCTCAATAGCTCCGTCTATCTGGTTTTGAAGGTCGGTAATCGTATCCGATTTCTTGATAATGGTCTCAACGGCATTCTTATCCAAACTCTTGTCTGCGATATACTTATCCAAGGTTTTGCCATCATAGGTTGACTTAATATCCAAGTCTCCCTTGATGGTTACTTTCTTCGTCTCGCTATCAAACTTGACATAGGAATCACCCTCGTAGTTATTGGCACTAGTAGGTCGGTCTCCGAAGTACATATCTCCGTAGACATGGAAGAAAGCCCTGTTAGTCTGCTTATTCACACCATATTCCACGTACTCCCTATTGGCAAAGGAATAGCTATTGATGCCGTGATAGAGGCTAATGGATGGCGAATAGGTATCTACCGCCGAGAAGATAAGGCAGTTCTGACGTTCCACATCGGTTCTATTACCGCACTGGTTGAGCACATCACCTTTAGCAGGAACATCGCTTGCCGTAGCGCAATCGGTATCAGAGAGGTCGATATAATGATATTTCTTTCCTTCAAGCTCTATAGGGTCTTCATCACGACCGATTACCAATCGCCAATAGAAGTGATTGCCAGCCTTGTGATAAGTGCCCTTGCGAACATTGAATGATTCCGAGCGCACTTGGTCGCCAACAGCGAAATCATTATCCACGGCATCGCCTTCCTGCTCTGCTAAGAAATAGCAACGATAAGCCTTCTGTGACACATTATTATATGTCACAGTAACCTCTTCTACCTTATGAGCCACCACACCGCCAGCAGGAGAGATTATCTCCTTACCACCGATGGTGGATGTTTTATTGATGACCAGCTCCTCGAAGATAGCCTTCATTCTTACCTCCAAGTAATCTGTGATGAGGTGTGAACGACCTTCTGCATCTGTAGTCCACGAGCCTCCGTTCTCATTGTTGGAGTTACCGATAAGCAATCCACTAAAGAACTTCTGCACCTTCTCCCAAGTGATAGTGCCATGGGCCGTATCATCCTTATCCTTGGCAAGGAAATGCTTCACACCGAACTGACCGAGATAATGAGGGGTAACTACGGTATCGTCGCTTGTTTCCAGGGTGCCGTTACTGTCAGCAACGCCCTTCAGTTTATGCCCACCCAGGAAAAGACTAGTTACGCGAGCTACATTTGCCGACAATTCATTAAAGTTTGCCTTCAGAATCTCCTTGAGGAAGGTGATGGTATCTGATACGGAATTATACCGCCACCATGCGCCTTCTCCACCACTGGCTATAGCCTCGTCGGTAGCCAGTTTTCCGCAATCAAAATGCTGTTCCCATTCTCGCTTTCTGGTATTGTCGGCATCGGTCTTTACAGCAGATATGATACCGCCTGTAAAGATATAGTAATAAGCCTCGTTACCTATCTGCACACCTTCAGTTCCGGAAGATGGAATAGTCTTACCGTATATATCTATCTTCTGACCAGGGAACACGACGGTAGCCTGGTTATTATCGGTGGTAGACTGTCGTGGAATGGCGATATACACATACTTCCGTTTGCTATCGGGGAAGATAGAAGGATAGGCAGCAAGCGTCCAGCGCTGATAGTTGTGACCGGCATCATAGCCCAAGCCTGGCACATCGCTCATATAGCATAGGACTGAAGCGCCCGATACTACACTACACTGGATGTAGTCAGGCTCTCCCATCGAATTTAGCTGGATAGAGAGCGCAGTGCTCGAGATCCAATAATTTGTATTTTTTGCTTCTGTTGCCATTTTTTTGTTTGGATTTTTATTTATTTATAAGGCAAAGATAAAGGTTTTCGCTTTTTTAGTGGGGACAAAAAGAAAAGGTAAAAGAGTAAAAAGGTAAAAAAGCCTAGCGGGGTAAGAACCAGCGATAGAATCGCTGGGAACGGAGTCGCAAGGCGGTTAAGGTTCTTTTTACCTTTTTACTCTTTTACCTTTTTACCTTTAAATGGCGAAGGGGGCGCCGTTTATACCGAGCTTTGCGGTAAAGGAAACGGAATACATATTCCTGTTGGTATCATCCTTGATGGTTATCTCGTCTTCAAGATTGATGGTACAAGGAAGCCAGGCATCATTGGCTTTCAGCCATACGTGCTCAGACATCAGGAACTCATGGAGATACCACTGCTGCCATGCCTTGGTGAGCGGGTCACTCTGATAGAGCCAACTTTCACGATCATTCTGCTTCTGAATAGCCGAACGGGAGAACTCATTGAAGGTTTCCTGAATAGCTTTCGTATATTGCGTGCTCTCGACACTCATCTTCTGAGAGTAGGATTTCGGCACGCTGATACTCTCCAGACAACCGAAGCGGTTAATGAAACGGAAGGTGGTACGGTCTTCAGCTTCAGAGGATGGTTGAGCATAGATGGGGTGTCCCTGAATGCTCTGCACACCTTCCTTCGTGATTTCCTGCTCCCTAGATACAGGGGCGGTCAGTGAACTGCTGGTAGCTAAGTTCTGCCCTGCGCTATAGGAGACAGGATAAACAAAGCTCTCGCCTACAACGGCTATTTCGTGGGTATCAGTCGGTTTGCAGGAGAGAAGGGTGACTGCCTTCGTTACGCCCGATTTCAATCGTTCTATATCGCTGAAGGCTCCGGCTATGCAGCGAAGGTTGGTTTCACCTTTATTCTTTGAGCCATCAGCTGGATAATAGACCTCGCCTACACCGGTATGCACCTCGCCGTTGTTATCCATATATTCATCGTAGGCTTTGATGTACCAGCTTACCGCGGGGTAGGTGGATGGTGTAGCGGTATACTTGTAGCTATCCAGCGTAATGCGAAGAGCAGAGGATATATCGAGCGAAACATCTCTTCCCTCGGTAGTAACGGGGATGGTGAGCTTATTGGTTTCGTAACTACCCGTACCATCATCAAAGTTCACTTCTACGATAACCCGATGGAAAGATGGCTTTGTAGCCACGGAGGGGGTGATGGTAAAGGTTATCGGGTTTCCGGCAAATACAGAACCCGATGTGAGATTGATTTTCTGTGCCATAAGAAATAATTTATAATTTATAGTTTATAGTTTATAGGGCATTCTTGCTTGAGGGCGCTAGCCTCTTTAAACTATAAACTTTTAATTGTTAACTTTGCGCTCGGCGAGCGCAATTACATCGGAAACGAGCTTGCAATCTTTCGCCTCTTCGGGGGTAATCTTGATATGGAACATCATTTCCACCTGCTGGATCATATCGAGGAAATCAATAGACTCCAGTTCTACCTCGTCACGAAGGTTAGAAGCAGGTGTTACTTCGTGCTTTACCCATGATGTTTTCAGGCTGTTCACGATGGTGATAATGCGAGAGGTTATTTCTTCTTTTTTCATTTTTTTTTCTTTTTATTAGTAACTGACCAGCGATAGAATCGCTGGGAACGGAGGCGCGAAGGCGCTAGCCTAAATCAACACTCAACATTCAACATTCGAAATAACGAATGAGGAGTTTGTACCTCCAAAGCCAAAGGCATTACAGAGGATATGATGAGGGGAATAATACTTAGGGCGCATCACCAGGTTCAATTTCGGGAAGGCGTTCTCCTCGGTAGTGGCTGCATGGAACAGACGACCGTATGTAAGCATGATGGTAGCTTGTACGGCTTGCGATACACCTGCCATCCAACACTCGTGACCCGTCATTCCTTTTGTAGCTACTACGTTCGGACAGATAGGGAAAATTCTCTCTATTGCCTTTGCCTCGGCTTCATCGCCCATCGGTGTGCCGGTAGCATGAGCAAGAACTACGTCTATCATACCTTCGTCCAATCCTGCGTCCTCGATAGCATTCAGCATCGACACTTCTTCCTGATAGGTATCAGGGGTAGTGATAGCCTTGCCGTTTGAAGAGAAACCATAGCCGGAAAGAGAAGCGAAAGAATGCACCTTCTCTTCTTTCAGACGGAGACTATCCGATGGTTCGAGAATGATACAGGCAGCACCGCCCGATGGTGCCAATCCGTTTCTGCCTTTGCCAAACGGCTGCACCTTATCGGGTGAGAAGACACCGAGGGCATCGAAAGCTTCCATGCAATATTGAGATCCGCATTCCTGCGCGCCAATCACGATTACCATTTCCGTCTGTTTGCTATCGAGAAGCATCTTTGCAAGACCAATGGCATGCCCCCCTCCGGCACAGGCTGCGCTTACGGTGAGCGATAAACCATGAATGCCGAGGATAGTAGCTAGGTTCATGCTGATAGTGGAATTAAGTGAACGGAATAGGGTTGTTACCGGAAGTCTACGATTAGAGATGTTCTTTTTTACGTGAGAGACCACAACTTTGCTTTCATAACATTCTGAGTCGTTACTTACGATAAGTGAAACATTATGGTTTTCAAGAAACTCCTTACTGACCTTTGCTTTCTTCAGCGCCTCGAATACCGTATCGAGCACATAAAAACCATGTGCAGGCATACATTCGTATTGCGCATGGGTAAGTATATCCAGACACTCTGCTTTCCAACTAGGTACATTGCCACATAAATCGGAATTGTATTTATCGCGGCATTCGTCGTGATGCAATCCGCATTTACCCTTATAGAGGTTCATGGCTACTTCTCTTGTACTTCTGCCTAGGGCAGAATGAATACCAGTTCCGGTAATCAATATCTTTTTATTCATTTTGCTATTCTTTTTATGTAATAAAACATATTTTCTATTTAAAAGCTTTTGCCCTTACAGGGCGACATAAACCACATCCTATATACCCAGGGTGTTGCCCTGGGCTAGGAGATTCTGCCCTTACAGGGCGTACACTGTTAACTCAACCACGCCCATTCCCGTCTTGGCATCGATGGTGGTATTCACCTTGTCTATGAGGCATTTCATACCGCCTATGTTCCACCATTCCTGCCAGTGGTTCGGTATATCGGCCACTTGCGCTACGGTAGTGGTACATCTCACCATAAACTTCTTTCTGTTCAGAAGGAAATAGGCGTAGGGGAGGACGAAGGTATCAAATAAGCCGCGGGAACGGACCTTCTTAACCACCTTACCATTTTTATCTACCTCATCTTTATCACAAAGTACTACATTTTGATACTTCGGATCACTTAACCACGATGGTTCCTTGAAAGCACGTATCTTGAGCGAGAATTTTTCACCTTCGCCCGTTCCTTCCTGAATACCATTATAGTCAAATTCATTGCCCATCATATCCAGTGAATCGCATGCCAGGGCATACTTACCAGATACGGTACGCCATTTGGACGTTCCGAAGTGGTCGTAATTATAATCGTAAGACTGGCGGGTAGCATCGCTACCACCACCTCGCATCAAAGCAACCGCATATCCCCAGCGTGAATCATCCTGCAACGGAGAATTGCCATCATCGGTGCTCGACGGGTCGTAGCTTTCTACGAGTGATAGTGTCTGCTGCATGTAGAAATCACAGAAAGCAGTAGAGATAGTCTGATTGATAATCTGCTCCACAAACTCATGCTCCATATCCTCATCTACATAAGCACAGAGGATAGGCTGACTATCGGCGATGGTTACACCATATTTCTTGCCGTTGTAGGAGTCGATTGCCTCGTGAGAGCCATAGGCAGCTTCTATCTCTTTGAAATAGTTCACATCATTGAACGGAACAGGAGTAAAATCTACCGAAATATCGTGAATGAAATCTTCGTTCTCATCGCTGCAATCTCCATATTCTACACCCTTAAACTGACCTACCTCAAAGAGTACCGGTTTCAAGTCGGCTGTCGTGGTTGCATCACTATTCACCTTTACGCGATAAGCGTTGCCAGTCTTGCGGTCGATATAACAATGCTTATCTCCACTACTCAGATTATGGAAGAAATCGATGTAGTCGAGATTATAGACGGTGGAGTTATCGCCACTATCTGGCGCAGGGTAATCGATGTAATCATAATCGGTAGAATAACCCATGTTCTTGTTTCTACGGCTATCGAGTACATTCTGACGCTGATCTTTTGCATCACTCTCTGCAGAATAGCGCATACGCACACCTGTAATCTTCTCGGTCATCGGGACCATGGAGTGGATGTTGGCATGAAACGTTCTTGCCTCATTACCGCTCTTGCGCAACACATCACGGGTAAGATAAGCTGTTACCTTCTTCTGCTCGTAATCATACGAGAACTTGATACCAAAGGCACTTTCAAGAGATGAGATTACGGTGCTTACGCTCTCATCAGGGAAATTGCCGCTGTTGGCTACCATATTAAGCACGTTTGCCTGTACCTTGAACTTGCTGATTTTTGCCTCGATGCTGATACTAGTAACCTTGCCGCCATCATCGCGAACCTCACCAACCTGTATATGCTCGGTGGTGCCTTCAGCTGTGTGGAGTGTTAATTCCTGCACGTCCTTATTCTCTGCCTTTACGATATTAATCTTTCCACCGCAACCACGGCTTTCCAGCCATGAATTGATATGCTCCTGGCTTTGGAAATAACCCGTCTTGATTTCGCCAGCTTTCTTCTTCTTGGCGATGACTTCGGCATCGTCTTTTCGGTAATAAGTACCATGGTGAGGGTGAAGATTAGGCTGTTTTGCGCCTGTAGGATCTTCCTCGTCGTACTGGTAACTGACGGTATCGTAGCTGCATACGGTCGTGAAGAAACAAAGATGCTTCAAATCCTCTATCTGCATTAAGGCTCGCTTATCGAAAGTTACACCCAGATAGTCAAAGAGGCAATCGAGGAAATAAAGCACATAGAAGCAGATACCCGACTGCGGACGTTTGGCATCCAATACCCAATAAGGGTAAAGGTCTTCGTTCGTCCAGGTACAGTCTTTCGTACTAATAACACCGCTCGCCGTCTTCTTGTCATCATCAAGACCATGATGTTTGTAACAGATACGGGCGTTGCAGTAAGCGGCTGCCCTGCCCGCGCCATCGGTTTCGCCATAGGCAGCAGCAGTGTTTATATAGTTACCGTTATTTGCGATGGTAGGCTCATTTACTGTATGGTTCTGCGGATAGGAACGCTCTGAGAGCTTATACGCATCACCTTTATAATGCTGGGTAGATGTACTTGTATATTCCTTACAACTGGCAGGATAAGAGAAACCGAGTGTTTGCGGTTCGAGAACCTTGCTTACGCTTACGTGGGCGGCTCTAATTTCGTGGTTTTCCGTCTTATCATCCTTATGCTTACCTCCGGTAACAAAAACATTTACCTTTACCACAGGGTCGCTCTCTATATCCACCCTCACATTACCGATTTTCTCACCGATGATAATCTGGTCCTTTACAGGAATATCACGGCATTGCAGGTCGCTGATAAGCTCGCTGAAACTCTGGGTGCTGGCATCGATGTTCATAGAGAGGGAGTTGGTTATCTCCTCACCATCCTGCATAACCAGGGTACCGCTGCGGAATGGCAATCCGTCGGCATGAATGCGAGTAGGCAGGTGCTCCATATTCACGGCTTTCATGGCGGCATGAATATCTTCGATGTTCTTTACAAGCCATCGGTTGCCGTCCAGCGGAATAGAGAAAGGATAGGAGAACATTTCCGTATCGTTGAACACGGGGTTCTGGTCCTCAATATCTATTGAGAAATCATCGGGCAAAGATACCGGCTTGTCGTTTATCAATATAGTAAGATGTGAGTTCATTTTCTGATTTCTATTTTTGCTTTATCGTATAAATCTATGAGGCGATCGGTGAAGGTATCAATGGTTGCCGTACCAAAAGCATTGATTTTCTGGTGCCCATGGTCGTGAAGGGTGCCATCGGTGATGAAGACTACACTCTGGTCGTAGCTTTCTGCATCGCTGCCAGTTACCAGGTGGGCATAGTTCCTGGCGATACCGTAACCTGCCTTTATGGTAGCCTTGCTGCCATCCAATAGCTCTACTTTGCAGCCTTCATTCATCACGAGGGCGGTAGCCGCATTATGGAGGATAACGTGTGCCTTGCCTAAGACGTATATCTTTCGGGAGGAGTAGAGGTGGATTTCCTCGTCTGTATCGCCTACAAGGACGGTACCGGTGGGCGAATCCTCGTTATAGAAGATACCACCCTGGTTAATATCTGCCTTAAACTCCGGATATACCGCCTTGAAAGCATCGATTACCTGCTGCGGTACCTCGGTGATTAAGCCGTGCCAGTATTTGCGCCATGCCTCGCACATTTCCGGAATACTCTGCGTGCTCTTGAAAGCATGCTGAGATTCCTGGCAATTGCCGCTCTGGGCGAGGATATGGACGCAAAGGGTCTTGAAACGCTGCGTGCGCTGTTCTGGGGTTTCTTTATTCTTTGCCATATTGCTTTTCTTCTTTGTTTATAGGGCAAAGATAGGAGGTTTTTTCTTATTAGAGGGGACATAAAAAAGAACCCAGCGATGAAATCGCTGGGAACGGGGGCGAGAGGGGAATTATGCTTCGGGATCCTCTTTGGCTTCTTCTATAGTTTTTGTGAGAATAGCTTCATAGCCGGAAAGCTCCTCTTCGGTCACGATGTCAGAGAAATCCTGGCGAAGTTGGTCTATGCGCTCCTTGATGCCTTTCACTCTCGTTTGGGTAGATGGCTTATCCTTGCGAAGGATATACTTGATGCGAGCATCGGCTTCTGCCTTGTGCTTTGCGGCTGCATCACGAGCAGCCTTTACTTCCGGACGGTCGTTGGCAATTTTCTCGGCTACCTGCTCGGCAAAACGAGGGTCGCGAGACTGCGCCTTCTCGTAGAAAGGCTTAAACTGGGTACGGAGGGTCTGAGGGTCGATAGTGAAAGCCTTCTTCGCGTAGGCGATGTACTCAGGGTCTCCGGTCTTCTCGCTCAGTCGCAGGTAGCACTCACCCATTTCTCTATCTACAGCCTTAAAGATTTCCGGAAGAATATCGCTTTCGATTTCTACGGCTCTTGTGGCGAGAGCGGCAATCTCATCCTCGGTGTAGATGGCGCTCTTACCCTGTGAGGTAGCTTTCTCGTTGGCTTCTGCCATGGTCTTCGCCTGCTCTGCCTTGCTTGCCATCTCACTGCGGAGGTCACGCACGGTGATCACCTGCTCCTGAAGGGTGGTAGAGAGGAACGGACGCAACTGCATCAGGTTGGGCATAGTAGCAGCGATACTTTCGCCGTTAGGGTTGGCTACGATACCATTATAGGTAAGCGGCTGCACGGTGGTGTCGGGCTTCAGATTAGGAAAGAGAGACTGCTTCGCCTCTTCCATGGCTTTCTTTTTCTGAAGTTCGGCATACTCAATCTGTTCCTGCTTGGTAGGTCTGCCCACACGTCGCTTGTCGGTAGCAGATGATGCAGCGTTAGCTTGAGAGTTGCTGTAGCTGTTGAGATAGGCGATCATCTGTCGGGTACGGCGATGATAGTCTTTAAACTTACGTGAGTTCTCGATAAATGAGCGTGCGTTACTTGCACCTTCCAGTAGAGACAATCCCTGCTCATAGGCATCCTTCTGTTCCTGGGTAAGCATTCTTGCGCCGATAGCTGGCTTCAAGATGCTGATGATTTCCTGTAAAGATAAATTTTCCATAAATCCTTGTTTCTGATGTTTATTTGAAAATTAAGAATATTTTTTGCCTGTTTTAGACTTGATTCCCGATTAAACGTCAAATTAAGCGGTTTTGAAGACGCTTGATGCGACATTAAACCGAAAATAAGCCTTTTTTAGCACAGAATAGGTGTTACAAAGATACGAGAACCTTTTTGGTTGTTGTCGTAACCTTCGATGCCGTCCCTGCTATCCGATGATGAAGCGATGGAGGCGTTACTCGTCGATGATGAAGAGGTACTGTCTTCTGCGGCACTCTCAGCTTTGGCTGCATCGAGTTTGGCTTGCTTCTCGGCTTCCTCTTTCTTCAGCAACCGATGAATGCTTTCCCTTACGGTGATGGCATCATTGTGCGCCGTGGATCGGGTCAACTTATCGAAGTTGATAACTGATGTACGCTCCTTGAGATAGGCGGCTAACAGCTGACGTGCCTTCTTCAGCATCTTGTCGTTCTCATCGGCTTGCAAGAGACGAGGAATGAAATCTTCGCCAAATGCTTCTTCCAGATATTCACTCTGGATAAAAAGCATATCGGGGATAAGACGGACGAACTTATCTCTGTTGCCGTAAATATCGAGATACGGCTGCAAAGACTCGCAGGTAGGGAAAAGAAGATCCCGATGATAATAGTAGTACTTACTTTCTTGCCAGAGGGTTACGATTTCCTCTATCGCCTCATGCTGCTTCTTCTCGGCTTCTTCTGCATCATCTTTGCCGCTATCGGTTCCTTCATCGGTTCCTTCTGATGGGGAACCCTGGTTACTGCCATCTGAAGGGGTGCTGCCTTCTGCACCATCGCCCGCTGCATAGATAGGCATAGGAGTATTCACTTCCTTTGCCCATCCCTCCAAGAGGGAAAGCAGGTTATTGAGCGAGGTCATAGCCGACTGGCGGTAGCTTTCCTTGCCCTGCGCTATCTGCTTGTCGGTGGCTACGGCATAGTCGTTGCTGGAGGCTACATTGATACCGGAGCCATTCACAGAAAGGGCTTGCTTCTCGATGTTCTGCGCCATCGCATCATTCACAATCATGCGCTGGGCATAAAGCAGAAGCTCATTCCATGGGTCGTTGACGTAGGTACCATCACCAACAGCTTCACAGAAGACCAAAGGGTCTAGGCTCGCATACTGCTTGCAGAGACGGTCGTATAGGGATGCTCCAAGGCGAGGCTTCAAGAAGTCCTTTTCGCTATTGTCGAGCATACCCTGCAGGTTGGCTACCTCGTCCACGGCATTGCTGGGGAGATGGAGCCTGAGTTCTTGATTTGATGAGAGTATCATTTTCTTTTTGCTTTTACATTAAACATTATTCCTGACCTTGCTTGGCAACGCCCGTTTTGGAGTTATCGAGGGTAGTCAGTACCTCCCGGTCTATCTGCCATACCAGGTGCTCGTCCCAATCGTTAAAGCGGCTCAAAACTTCCAGCGGGCGTATCATCAACTGCTGCAAGGGGGCAAACTGAATCTGCTTGACCAGGAAACGCTCTCTCAGGTCGGTACCGCCCGATGATGCCGTATCGCCAGGGGTATTACCAATGAGCTTTGCATCAAGACCCATGGCAAAGAAGATAATACTGCTTATTTCCTGCAACTCGGTTTTGTCGGCATTCGCCTGATCATTTGCCTTGGTTTCGATTTCTACGATTTCCCAAGCTTTGTGCTCTTTCCCATCGCTGCCCGTGAAGGCAGAGGAAATGAGCGCCTGACCTGCATTATCGGGGTTAGAGAGCCAGGTATTGATAGAGGTAAAGATTTCGTTCTGAATCTCGCCCTGGGTTTTCTTTTTCTTCTCACCCTGCTGCTGATAGAGCCTGCTGATATAGTCCTGATGGATATAGATCACTCTACCGATGATGTTGCTGTTGCGCTTTCGGGTGAGGCGGTCATCTACGATGGTGAAGGCATACTCGAAGATGCTGCCGGCAAAGATAGAGTGCCAAAGGGCATCGGCATAGTAGGGGCCGCCGAAATCTCTTGGCGACATGATGAAGCGGGTAGGGCGTTTCTTGCGGCTTACGTTCTTCTGACGTGCCTCGCGTATCTTGCGCTGCAAATCCTTTACTGCCGATGTGGTAGGGAGATAGGGGATAGCAGCTATCTTGCGGTCTTCCTCTTTCTGCACACCGACGTATTGGGTAGGGTCGAGCCATTGATTGCTCACGTAGGCATAGTTGATGCGGTAGTTCTCGTCCATGCGTTCCAATCGGGTGGTGAAGATGCTGCGGTGCTTCAGACCGATCACCTTCGGAGTCCACTGTGCAGTAGGAACGGCCTTGCCGTTCTCGTCGAGGGAACGCTGATTGAGCTGGAGCTCTACAAAGCATTGTGACATCAAAGCCATATCTCCTGCCAGGTCGAGGAAGGTCTGCATAAGATCGTTGTTTTCCAGGAAATCACGAAGCTGGGCATTGGTTTCTTCCCATTTGCGGAGAGCTTCTTTCAGAGATTTCATCTCCTCGCTTTCCCCTTCATCGGAGGATAAGACCTGCGATTGAACCGCAGAGAACGGTGACTCCTCCTGCTGAGACTGCCCGTTCTGGTTCTGCTGCTCGTTCTGGCGCTTGGCTTCGGCGGCTGCCTCTTCCTTGGCTTTCAGGTCAGCTATCTGACCTCGGAGCAGGACTCCTGCGCTCTCGTAAGGGATATATTTTTCTGTGATGTTACCGCCAACGTACTGGGTGTAGTGATACTTGGCTGCGGGACCGCGACCTACCAGTATCTTCTTGATGTAATCTACTCCTGCTGCGGTAAAAGGCGACATGCGGGAGAGCATCCAGATAAGGTTTGGAAGTCGGTTGGCTATACCCCATTCCATAAAGCCTAAGCCTTCGGTACCTACGCCTTTTGGTTTGCCCAGGTTCTCGCCGCCACTTGATGCAAAGATAGTGGAGACTTGCTGACGTGCTGCAGAACCGCTTGCGTCGCCACCGCTTGCCGACATACCGGCTGTGGTAAGGAGCATGCTGTGGACGTAGTCGTTCCAGGAGAAGACTTTACCGCCGCCATTTTTAAGCGGTGTAAAGGCATCCGGGCGAACGGCTACATAGCCTGCATCTTTCAGCTCCTCACTACGATTTTGGAGCTGCTGCAGGGTAGTTACTCTGTTTTTGTTTTTGCTTGCCATTTTGCGTTTCTTTTTATATGTTATCCTGAATGTGATGGAAATAGAGAAGGGTGGCGATATACGCGCGCCCGCTTTTCTCTCTCTATTTCTGAGTGTAAAGTTAGGGCTTTTTATGGTTTTGGAGGGGACAAAGAGGGATTGGGACCAGCGATAGAATCGCTGGGAACGGAGGCTCCTCTTCTTATTCATAATTGATAATGATCATAAAATCCTTGGCGATGGAGGAAATAGCGTTACTGATGCAGTCTCCGATTTCGAGCCTTTGAGAGTGAGGATTGGAATACCAATCACCATCGGCTCTGCCTCTGCTTGCGCAGGTTCTTATTCGTATTGCTGCCATAAAAGATTATCTTTTGTTACGGTGGAAATGCAGTTACTCCAGGGTGATGGGCTTGGACGATGGTATTTATCCTGATAGCGGCAACCGCCTCTGTCGCCGTGTATCTTGCGATATGCCTTCGCTTCCTCGGTTCGATAGTGAGTAATGATGGCTTGCCTAATCATATTCCACAAATATTTTGGGCTGAAGTCCACCCCCTCCACATGTATTACAAGCAGGGGCTATGCCTTTTACTGCATACACTCGTTTTGCCAGCTGAAAACGCTTATCAAACGGAGGCATATTCAGCAAGCCTACTACTATCGGATGTATTTCTTTCATAACTTTTCTTTATTCATATCTGAAGGCAAGGAGATTATCCTTCGTGTGGAAGGTACCGATGCACTGCATCAGGAAGCTGTCACGAAAGAAGATGGCTTTATCACGATAATCGTTGGTGCCAGTCTGCTTGCGTACTTCCTTGGCGTGCTCTGTTCTCGCCTCGTGAATGGCTAATATCTTAATCATATTCTATCAATACGAGGGGTGGCATATCATTAGGATCATCCTCCTCTTCGGAAGGGGGAATGCTGCCTTTATCTATTATAACCTTATTCATACTCTAATAATATTTTCGGTTTATCTACATCGTGCCCTTTGCCCCCTCCACAAAGGCATAGGGCAATACCTTTAGGATGCACGATTATGCCGTTTTGAGATGGGCTATACGAGCCGAGGATGATAGGGCGATTACTATTCATAGTTCTATATTTCTACAATTACAGCACCCTCACGATTACACCTACGTTTTAAACCAGGAAGAATATCGGATAATGCCAGCTTATGATAATGAGTGCAGACCGGACAGTGAAAGCAATCGTTATCTACGTTTATCGGCATTTTATGATGTATGCTTAATGAAAATAAACCTTTAATCATATCTTACTATTACAGCCGTTGCAGCCCTACCGCCTGTAGCCTTCAGAAAGTTTACTATCGAGTTTCGCTGATACTGTGATTTCAAACATCTGCTTACTACAAGATAGATAGGGTCCGGGTTTAAAGAACTTACCTTTATCATTGCCAAAATGGATATTGGGGTTTATCTTCTTCCAAAGGTTCAAAAACCTCTAAGTCTGCACCGCAATTCGGACAATGATAAAGATACTTATAACCATTATCTCCATACTCTTCATTACCAACGAAATTAAGAGATGCAGAACACTGAGTGCATTTCGGCATCTTATTGCGAATCTTTTTCTTGCTCATTTCTTCTCCAAAAACTGATGATACATACTTTCCAACTTAGAATTTGCGAACTTGCCGTTCTCTTTCCAGTCATTGAACAGCGGCATAATGATGTCCTCGTGAGCGGAAGAAAGCTGTTCCTGCAGTTCTTGGGGAGTGCAATGCCAAAGATGCGTCTCTTCCAGATAAAGGGTAAGGATGGCTTTTAATGCCATCGCATTCTCATGGCTCGGCTCTATCTCGAACTGATGGAAGACGCAGGTGTCTTTATCGTTTGCCTGAAGGAACTTGCTGACGGCTTCATCTTTCAGGAAAAATCTGGTATCTACTTCTTCCTGCAACACATCTTCCAACTTTCTTTTCAGCGGAATAGGGTCTGGGAACTGATAATCGAAGGCTACATCTTTTCTCATTGAGAGGCAGAAAACTCGGTCTCGGTTCTGCGGAACACCATAGTCTTTGGCATTGAGTCTTGCCCATCGGCTTACGTAACCGAGAGATGAGAGCTTATCAAGCCACTTCTGAAAATCGGGCATAAACTTCTCGCTTACCAGGGCTGCCACGTTCTCCTGAAGCAGATACTTCGGGCGCAACACTTCCACGGCATCGGCTACTCGCCACAATAATGCCGAGCGGGTATCGGAACCTTCCTTCAACCCCATCTGCTTGCCGGCTTGCGATATATCCTGACAAGGTGAAGAATAGGTAAAAAGGTCGATTTCTTGCCCCCCCACATTATTCTTTACCTGTTGCCAGTCGATTTTGGTTATATCGCCCAAGGCTTTGTCAGCAAACTGCGGAAAGATGAGGTTGTGCATCTGACAGGCATACTTATCTATATCGCTCCAGCCTACGCACGTCCAGCGGAAATCAGGGTGCTGCTGGGCGAGAACATCGGCTGCCATCAACTGCGAGTCGTAACCGGAGAAGGTGGTGAGGATAAGTTTCTCCCCATGGTTCTTATCTACCGGATAGGTAGGGAGTTGGTCTTCTGGGAAGAAATCGGCAAAAAATGAGGTCCACGCTTCACGCTTCGGTTCTTTCGGGTACCAGAGTTGCTGATAGATGGCTGCTAACACATCTACCACAATAGAATTTCCAGCTTGCTTGTATTGCTGACTAGCCGATACCGCCATATCCTCTGACTTTCCCTTGCTCTTATAGCCAGCTACTCGCTCGGCTGCCTGGGCATTGGTACTCTGCATCATGCGGATCACATCATCACGCACACCCATGAGTCGGAAACACTCAAAGGGTGTCAGCTTTCGGATAGCATAAGACTTGATGGTCTTATCCTTGAAATTGAATTTTGTTATCATCTTTGTTTTGCTCTATAAATCTTTTTTTGTTTATAATTCTACAAACACAAACGGATTGCTGCTGGCAGCCGTGAGTGCATTTACCAATTTACCCCCCCCTACCGTGCGGCTACGTCTTAATGCAGAAGTAGGGTAATTCAAATCGGCTGCACCTGGTACAGGACAATCGGTATAGCCTTGCTCCGTTGCCTGACGGATGCGTAGGAAGGTCTTACCTTCTATATCCACGATTTCAAGAAACGGACGGTCAGATGTGGAGTATATCCGATAGAGAGAACCATCGGGATAAAAACCATACCGCTTTCCGTTCTTGATAATCGTGCCTCGCTTGTATTGAGGTTGATTTTTATTATTCATATTTCTTTATCAGAAAAACGTTCTGCTCCCACGAATTAATGGTAATGGTAGGGCAGAGATCTGTATCTAGAATACCGCCCTTATTCTCGCCTCGTGGATATTGGTAAAAACGATGGTTATTCATACTCTATCCTTATGCAGTGTGGGCATTTGTAATCGGTGGCTCTGAGTGCAGGAGAAAGCCCCCCATTTCTTCCATTCCTACTTATGACTCAAAGGATGTACAGATGCCTTAACATCTATCATTTGCTTCTCCTCATCTTTTCCATTTCTTCATTCTCTTTTGATAATCTCTCTAAGTGTTCGAGAACGAGAGAATAGGATTGGGTGTTGACCTGGTCTTCCGTTAAGCCGGCATACTTCTGCATCGTGGCGGTGGTGGCTGTGTAGATTTCCATCGGGGTTTGCGGCTTTTTATTATCTACCTTCTGCACCTTAAAAACGTGAGGGTAGCGATGGGCTAGGGTGTGCATGATGCCGCTCCACCAGAAGAGGATGACCTGCCAGTTTGCTTCCGGGTATTTGAAGAAATAACCTGCGTTCTCGGTGAACTGCTTCGACTCATAATGAAAATCGTACTTCGTGATGCCTGTTGTCGGATCGACGTACTGGGTGGTGGTGTTAAAGATGGTGGCAAGGAACATGTTTCTTGCACTTGCTACACTCTGAGCTTGCGTCTGGAGTTGTTCCTCGGTGAACTTATTCATCTGCTTCATCTTTACCAGGTTATTGCTTAACTGGGTATAGGTCTGCATCATATCGCTGGCGAAACGGTATTGCTGCCAGGAGAAACCATCGAGGTCGGGATTCGGACCACGGAAGGCTTTTGCGCGACGATACCACTTGGCTTTCTGTCCGATAATCGGATAGGGGAAGCGGGTGAGGAAATTACCGCTATCTGCATCCAGCCAGTCGAGAAGACCTGCGCCCTGGGCGATATACTCAGGGGAGGTCTTATCATCGGTCTTGGCTTTCGGGGAGAGCCAATAGTTGAGCTGCCAGAGGTAGAGGGGGAAATGGCTAGCCGACTGGGGACCAGCGATAGAATCGCTGGGAACGGGGGCACAGAGGGAGAGGAGCTTCTTCAGGAGGCTCTTCTTCTGCGGCTCTATGCTTACCAGGTAATGTTGCTCATTGAGGGGCAGACGAGGGTCGGGATAGGCATTGATGCTTATCCCGGCAAAAAGAAAGAAGACGGCTATTTTCACCTTCTGCATATCGAAAGGGTGATAGCGGTCTACTTTGGCTATCTGCTCCTGCATGATGGCAGCGAGGGCTTCCAACTGGGAGGGAGTACATTGGTTCCAGCCCTTCGGAATTGTAAGATTTATTTGTTCTTGCATAAGCGTTAAATTTAATGTTGATTGTTGAATGTTGAATGTTGAGTTGCCTCACGGACTCAAGGGCGCTAGCCTAATTCAACATTCAACACTCAACATTCAACATTTAATAAAACCTTTAGAATGGCAGGTCGCTGTTCGGATCATCGTAACCTGGCATTGATGAATAATCATTGCCTCCATCTGCTGGCGGGACATAGGCAGTAGCGTTGCCGACGGCTCCGTAGGGCTGCTGTGGGTACGTCTGCTGCTGGGCGGTAGGCTGTGGCTGATAGAGGCTGGCTATGCGCTTATTCATGCGAGTACGGATTGCCTTGAAGAGGTGAGAGTTCTCATCGTTGAAATCCTGATTTACGATGTCAGGGTCTTTATCCTTATTGGCTTCCTTCACCTGCTCTACGAGCTTAGGGAAATTCTTTGCCACTGCCTTGATGTACTCGACGGAGAATGAGATGTGCATTTCGTGGGTAGGTACGCTCACTTTTGTGTCACCACGTTCGGCTGCAGTCTGGCGAATCTTATTCTTATACGCCTCATTGAAAGGGTAGATGCCAACTCTCAGTTTTGCCTGAGTTTTACTTGCATCATTCTTTGATGTCTCTACTCTAATTTCGTTCACATCGATAGGAATGCAAACGTAAGGACGCTGCGCATTCTTCTCATCGATACCTACTAAGACCTTTGCTCCATTCAGAGACAAAAGGTCAACATTTCCATTGTAAGAAGCCATTTTTTTACTTTATTTATTTGTTAAAAACTTATTTTCTTGCCGCCATTGGCGATGAGACTGCCGTAGCTGATAGCATTGAGTCTGCGGAGCCAGCCTGCCTCGAAGACTTGCTGGCTAGGGTGCTTGGCGATGATGCCGAGGATATACTGCTTGCGGCGTGCCTTGATGCGCTCGAAGAACTGCTTAGGGGTCTGACTGTTGAGCGCCTTGAGGGTTTTGTTGCCTACGATACCATCGGCTCTTACGCCCAGCATAGCTTGCACGAGGGTTACGCCTGGGGTACCACTGCTCCAGACCCAATCTACCAGGATGTTGGCGATGCTCTGGTCTTTGATGCCATCGGCTTTCCATCGGTTCCAGTAGCAACGGCGAAGGATGGAGATAGCATCGGCTTTTGTGATAAGCTTCACGTCCTTTGCGTCTATGCGGCCATCATGGTTCTTGTCGTAACCTTGGGTTTGCCAGGTTTTCAATGTTACGCCCATGTTGGTAGGACCGCCCTTGTCATTGGGGTGGTTTACGTAACCTCCTTCAAAGGAGAGAATGAAATCTGCAAGAGGTTGAATCTTTGCCATATCTTTTCTGTTTTATCGTTTTTATTTCTTCTGAGGGCAAAGATAGGGGTTTCGATTTTATTCGAGGGGACAAAGAAAGCCTCCCTGCGGCTTTTGTAGGCGCAAAGAGGCTTCAAAAAATGTTATCCCAATCTTTTTACTTTAAATACTTGCACTCGCTAGTGCGAAATCCAGATTACCTATATCAAAACAAACTACATCATCGCGTGAGCGGACATATAGTCCCATATCTTGGTACAATCGTCTTCTTCGGGTTGCCAGTCTGCGTCCTGGAAATAGAAGAGATAAGCTGCCTTGATGATTTCATCTTCTGTCATATCGCTGCACAGGTCAGCGTACATGGCATTGAAGGCAACATACTTATCCCAATCGTTCACCTTATCATGGAACTTCATGCCCTTGGTGGCATTCACTATCTGCGATTTGGTCCAGTGTGCACCGGTTCCTACCAATTCGCCATTCTCGCCTTTCTTGCTATACACAAGATGGCAGACATCATGGTTGGCCATTTTCTCGCTGTAATGACGATCATAGAACACTGCGTGCTGGTGACGGAGGATGCACCAGTACAATTCCGGATTTGTTTCCTCCAGGGAGGCGAGGTCGCAGCTCAAATGCTCCATCGCCTCCATCATCTTCTTCTCGGTAGCCACGCCGTGAGCGCGGGCTTGATCTATTAACTGAATATACTTCATCGTCTTTTACCTTTCCTTTTGTTGGTGGATAGTCATGCGATGGTGAGTGTTAAAGGAGCATCGCACACGAAAGTCTTGCTGCAGGAGCAGCAGGCTACCTTGACAAGACGGTTTTTCACGCTGCCAAGAGATGTGGTAACATTCGTGATTGCCGTAGCAGAGAAGACAGGAATGGTGAAATCCTGACTTACTACCTGTGAGCGGGTGCAGCAGGAGCCACAGTTGCAAGGCACGTAACTGATAACACCTTCTACATGAATCGTTATGAGATATTGCGAAGTACCCACGTTGTCAATACTCTTTACTGAGAACTGAGGGTTGAAAACCGGAGTCTCGTCCACGCATGAAGGAGCACAGAGCTGCTGCGTGATATTTACATCATAATAGGGAGCAGTGGCGGTTGCACCTACTGCAAGCGTAGCCATGATGCAGGCTGGAATTGTTCTTTTATTCATAGTCTTTTCTGTTTTAATAGAGCGACGACTTCACCGCCGCATTAATGTTTCACCTGATAGCCCTGGGTCTTCTCTACCGGAAGGTTCTTCTGAAGAAGGTCGGCGAGTTCGTCAAGATCTTCCTCGTCAAAGGTTATAACACCCTCCAGGATAGAGAGCGGTCCTTTGTAGCGAAGCTGCTCTACCACATCGTGCGCCATCTGCGGAATGCTCTCTTCGGGAATGTTCCCGAAATACTTGGCGAGCATCGGAGTGACAAGCGCATTAACCACAGGCTGAATCATCGGTTCTATATCGGCTTGCAGAGAATAGTTGCCACTCACCAGTCCCATGCTGCCGATGGTAGCCTGGAGAGACTGGAGCATAGGCAAGTGCATCAGATTGCCAGCCGCTATCTGAGAGATGGCAGGGCGTGCCCATTCAGACACCACCGCTGCCAGGATTTGCGAGTTCTTGTAATCCATATCGTTTCTTCCTTTTATCCGAAAATACGGTTACTGATTACAAGCGCATCCGCATCCCATCTGACAAACATTGCCCGATGGAATCATCAGCTTGGTAACACTCGAAAGTGAAGCTACCTGCGATTTCAGCACGTCGATGTTGGCGTTGGCAGCGGCATTGTATGCCATCTGCTCTGCGTTGACCGCCTGCTGTGCATCCTTATTGGCATCTACCTTGTTTTCGAGCTGACGAATCTTACCGTCAAGATACTGAGTAACATCTACCATCTTCTTGTCGGTATAGTTCTCGCTCTTCTGGATAGCAAGTTCCGTCTTCAATGTAGAGTTCTCCTGAATAAGGTTGGTCTCACTCTTGGTTACAAAGCGTGCATCCGGATCACTCGGATTGGCAGTCATGCCATTGTTACCTCTACCGAGGTTAAACAAGGATGCACCGCCACCCAGCAAACTGGTAGCCAAACCTGCGATACCAAGTCCAAGGGCGGTATTACCCAATCCCTTGCTGGCAACATCATAGTTGCCATCATTCGTTTTTACCTGCATAGTTTTTTGTATTTAAATTCTTCCAATATCGGAATCGTATGCAAAGGTAACATGAATGAAGTAAACAGAAAAGTGATTTTCATTAGATGTTCTTGCGGATAAATCATGAAGCAGGAACACTTATAGACGAATAAGAAAAAGTACAAACGTGCAGAAGTACATAAGTACAATTGTACTTTGGTACTAAACTACATAGTTTCTTCCAAAGCCTTGATATACGGAATGGCTTCGTCCCTGATAATGTCGAGGAAGAGTTGTGCAGAACGCTTCATAGGTACATCCTTCATACAGTGGGCATTGCTCATCAGTTCTTCTCCTATGCCATGGATAGGACGAGCTATAAGGGTAGGGTGGTTCTTCAGATACAGCTTCGGCATAAAAGTAACCAGGTGAGTATCTTCTATGATGGCAAGGTCTTCGTCTGGGTCGCTGACGATACACTTTACGCTTAATTTGGTGAGATCGTTCTGCAAATATTGCTGAAAAGTGTTGAAAACACGTTCGCCTACATCGGGCATGATGATGCCGTGCTTCAGCAGGTCATCGTATGTTACCTTATCTTTCCTGCCAAGAGGGTGTGTGTTTCTCATGATGGCACAAATACTGAATGGGATGCAAGGCTGGCTCTCGATGCCCTCGTTGGTATAGGCTTCGTTCATCGTAAAAGCGAGATCCAGCATGTGGTCTCGCAACAGGCGGTTCAGGCTCGTTGCCTTGGAAAATTCGGCATTCACTCTTACGTTAGGGTATCGCTCCATGAATATAAGTGCAGCCACACGGATATAGGGTGCGATAAAGGAACCTACGCCGATGCGCAGTTCTCCGGTCATGCAGTTGTTGAGTGCATTGATATGCTCCTTGCAGTCTTCCGCCAACTTCAGTATTTCCTTAGCACGTGGCAGAAGTGCCTCCCCGTTCTCGGTGAGCATGATGCTGTGCGATGTGCGTATCAGCAGCTTGCATCCCAGTTCATCCTCCAGAGCCTTGATATGCTGACTGATGGCGGATTGGGTGACAAAACATCGGGTGGCGGCAATACTGAAAGAAAGCGTCTCTGCCACATACACAAACGATCGTAAATGTCTTAGCTCCATAATCTCTTACTCTTTAAAATACATTATATATATTAAAATTTTATGCTGCAAAAATAAGAAAAATATTCTATGCGGAAACGCATTTTGCATAAAAAAATCTAATTATGGGATAAGAAATTAAAAACTGAAAGATATGTGCAGTTTTAAATGCGAAAAGCCCCGGTATCTTGCCTTATTTTACTAAGGATCAATACCGAGGCTTTGATTTATAGAGTAAATTGCCAATGGAAACGCATTGGATAGGGGGAGCGATTATTCATCGTTTTCGCCGGGCGTAGAGGTTTCATCATTGACAGATGCTACCTGCTTGCTCCGCTTAGATGACTGCTGTGAAGCGGAATTGGTATCGCTCTTGTCAGTTCCGCTTAAACTTCCCCCGATGTGCCTACACCGTTGCAGAGAGAATCCCAGCCACTTTCTGGTGCGGCAATCTCATAGCGACCATACATGGTCGGACTGAGGGAACCGCTCAGTGTCACTGTACGATCATCCTCAGGTTTTTTGCCCGTGTCTCCCTTAATATTACCGGAGTCGTACTTGAAGTCGTGCTGCTTGTCGTAAACGAGGATTGATTTATCACCATCCTCGATGATGTAACCACATTTAAGGTTATTGAGACCACGAGCCACATACGCAGAAGCGGCACTTACGCTCTCAAGAACGTAGTCCAAAGTCTGCTTAAAGCCCTTTCTGAAGCCCAAGTTTTCCCAGGTGTGACCCTGACCGCCATCCTGGCACTCAAACTTGTAGAGACCCTTACCTTTCTTGAAGGACGCAGCTGTCAGCGCTGCATAGGTGTTCTTACCTACCTCTGGTGAGAGAGGGGCAGCGAGCTCACTCTTGATAAAGACATATACGTTTACGCCAAGACCACCGAAGTTCTCCAAGCATTCGTTCTCGGAGAGAATATCCTTGATCTCTGGGCATGTTACATTTTCTGCCATAATTGTATCTTTTTTGATGATTAAACGAAATGGCGGCGGAAGCCATATTCCGCCAGGTCAGGCGACCGCCGCCGAGGATTTATAGAGGACTGCCTTTTTGCCTGTTGGACCAGCGATGGAATCGCTGGGAACGGGGGCAGGGGAGGGGACTATGCTTTCTTGAAGAAGGCGGTGAAGCCCTGGCTCATGCCTGTTGCAGCGAACTGGATCTTCTTCTCCTTGCTACCGGTGCTCCAGTGGTCGAAGACGTAGTTGGTACCATCCTCTGCCTCAAGAGTAACAATAGCGTTAGGAGTTGTCTCCACTGGCTTAGTGTACTCTGCATCGTTCACCTTCACCTTACCATCGATCTCACCCTCTGCGGTAGATACGGTCTTGGCAAGAGTAACGGTAATGTTAGACTCGGTGTAGTCGCCTGAAACGAACTCTGCGGCTTCGAGGTTTCCGTCTGTCATTGCGAACGCCCAAGAGAATGGATTTTCCACATAACAGCCCTGAATACTTTGTGCCTGGATAGTGATGTCCCTCAGGTCGTCTGAGCTGCCTTCACCAATCAAAACCTTAGTGTCGTTACCCTCAGAATCTACTGCGTAAACAAGGTTGTTTTCGATAGAGAAGAGGATGCGATCACCGACACCCAAGCCCTCAACTGGAACAATGGTACACTTAGGAAGCTCTGGGATAACGTAGTTACCGCCATCTACCACATTGAGCTTATGAGTACCGTATGACTGGAGTGCGTAAGCATCAGAGATAGCGATAGCTGTCTCAGGAGTCATATAGGCGAGAACCTTCTGACGGCGCATACGTGGGTCCAGTTTCATGTAAACCCCGCGGAAGATCTTGTATGCAGAGCTGTCTGTTGCATCAGCTGGTGCAGAGATAGCTTCACAGTGGATGAGGTTGTGGTTAGCTTCGCTGATAAGACCGTCCTCAATATCGTGCTTGATACCGGTAAGGAAGCCATCATAGAGAGCCATAGACTTCTCAAGATTTGAAGCGCCAGGAACGTCTCTGTCAATGTCACCCCACCAGAGGTTGTTGTAAAGGTCGTCGGCGTAAGTCTTCAATACCGCTTCGATAGCTACGGTAGAAAGAGAATAAGCGCCATGTGAGTCTGTACCAAGGTTTGTCTCACAATAGCGGTCCATGTTATCGGTACCGTGGAACCAAGCGAGCTTGGCTGTCAACTTACGTTCCTTGAGGAAACCGATTTCACTGTTCAACTTAGGATTTACATCCTTACGGCGAGTAGTACCACCCTTACGGATAAATACATTAATAGTGCGCTGATACTGGATGCCGCTAATAGTCTTGATGCCAAGACGCTTCATCTCCTCAGGGTTAGCGTAAGATGGACCCTGAACAACGCTCTTGAATACCTGGTTAGCGACCTCTTTAAGGGCGCTGATACCAATAAAGTTGTTTGGTGCTGCCATAATTAAAATTCAAATTTTGCTTATTTATGTATGTGATTTAAATTTCAAAAACTAGAGGAGACCGTTTTCTCTCTTGTACTCCTCGATAGCTTTCTTTGAACCTACTGGGTCGGCTGGATTCCAGGTTGGATAACCGGTCTTAGCGGTTTCTACCTGTGCGCCCTCACCGTTGTTTTGAGGTGCAGCACCCTGTGCTGGCTCCTCACCTGGGTTCTCGTTCAACTCAGCAATCTGAGCGTCCTTGTCGGCGATGGTCTGCTTGGCAGTAACGAGTGAAGCCTGGGCAGTCTTCAGCTCCTCATCTACCTTTGCCTTCTCCTCATCAGCCTTTGCCTTGGCATCGGTGAGGGCCTTGATGTCCTCATCGGCCTTAGCCGCTGCCTCTTTCAGGTTCTTAATCTCCTCGTCCTTCTGGGCGATGGTTTCAGCGAGTGCGTCGTGCTTTGCCTGAAGGTCAGCAAGACTCTGCTCTGCTGTGGTGGCTTTCTGCTTGGCAGCAGCCACAGCCTGCTCCTGCGATGTAAGATGAGCTTCGAGGGTATCGAGCAATGGGGCATTCATGAATGCGCCTTCCTCCTTTACCTCAATCTGCTGACCATCCTGCATACCGCAAGCGGCATTAATCTTAGGGTAATTTGCCATATTGATTTGATTTTTGGTGTTTGTATGTTGATGATTCTCTTTCTTTGCTGAAGAAGCCTTGTCTGGCTCCAACTGAGGGTCGTGTGCCGGATGATCGGATGGCTCATTCAAACTGCCATTCGTTTCGTCTTCATCATCAGATGGCTTTCTGACGATAGGTTCTGCTGTGCCATTGTAGAGAGCAAAGCAACGCTTTACGCAAGAGAAGAAGTCACTCTGATCATCCATCAGAATACCCTTTACTTCCTCTGCATCGAATACCTTTCCATGAAGGTGTTCGTCCTTTGCAGCAGGGCAAGCCTTCTTAACATCGGCTCTGAACTCTACACCCAGTTCGCCAAGCTCCTTTACTAGTTTCTCGCTATCGCCATCGTTGGCAATATCACGGAACTCACGGTTCTTATCGAAACTCTCAGGGTCGTAAAGCTCGTGATAAGTTTCATCGGTAAACTGGTTTTTGCTACCATCGGCCTGCGTGTAGAAGGATGCCATCACACCGATACAACCGATTTCATCTTTCGGGTGCATGTAGTAACGCTCATCGCAGAGAGAAGCGAGATACATTCCGGCAGAAGCACACATGCCATCAATGAAGGCGATGACTGGCTGACCCTGTGAACGGGCATAATTGATAGCCTGCTCGTAATCGTTCTTTGCCCAAGCGGAACCACCAGGAGTGTTGATGATGAAGATGTGACCGCGACAGAGGGGATGATTTGCCGCTTTGATCATCATGTTGCGATGGTCGATAGAACCATACGAGCAACCGCCACCGTTTCGGGTGATAGGACCATCGATGGTGAGCACAGAAACAAATGGGAAGTTCTGAGCATCATCATTATTACTATCCAATGCCCACTGACCTCTCACCTGCTTACCATCCTCGGAAATCTGATATTCCTCCGGGTAATAGATTGAGCCATCGGCTGCATTCACGGTTACGAAGCCGCAGGTAGGTGCAGGGCGTTCGTATACGGCATGAGCATTCAAATTCTGCTCCAATGCCTTCCGTATGCCGTGAACAAAGTCAGGCGAAATCATCCACTTCTTCTCGGTCAGAATTTCATAAAGACCTTTCATGTGGGTAATAAATTTTTAAAAATAAATGTATGTTATCGTTATCCTGAATACAAATCTCCTTACCTTATTTAGCAAAAGAAGACCTTTCAATATTTCTGACGGCAAAGGTAATGAGAATACATGGGCGTATAGGGACAAAATAAAGGTAAAAAGGTAAAAAAGTAAAAAGGTAAAAACAAAAAACCCTGCGATCCTCACGGACAGCAGGGCTAAAATTAATATAAAATTTCGATACTATGAAATATATGTTTACTAAAACTAGAAGATAATTAAGTACTATAAATTTATGATTGATTAAGCAATCGTTATCGGAATAAACTCCGACATCGCCTGACAGATAGCCGTAATGCTACGGGTCTCAGCATCTTTCTGAGCAGTCACGGAATCAGTGATACTGAAGGTACCAGGCAGCGTATGGCAGAGATAAATCGTGTCATCCTGCTTACGCAAGACTATATAATAGTCCTTTCCGTGCATTTTCTTGATGATTTCGGGTATATTCGCCTTTCCGTCACTAATATTGGCTGTAATCTCGAACTTGAAGACGGTACCATTGCCACCCTCTGAAGAAGTCTGCTTGGCGGTGATGCTATCGGATATGATGTAATTGTCGCCTTCGCTGAGGGAAACATGGAGTGCTTCGCCGGCAAAGTGGCAGCCGGTTATCTGCAATATCATCGGTATGCTGAAGGGAATAGGAACGGAGCTTTCCCGTACAGCATAAAAATAAGCATCGGTTACTCCGTCAAGAAATAACTCTCTGCAACTATCAGGTAATTTCATAACTTTTCCTTGATTTAGCTATTATTTAACTTTTGTTTAGATACAAATTAACATCTATTATATAAGGTGTAAAATCATAGCCACTGCACTTCGTCGATGCGGTTAGGCTTATCACGGCTATCTTTATACTGCATATCCACGCAGGAATAGCTCTTAAAGAAACAGTGCTCCGTGCGGAACCACCTGCCGATAATGCGGCGCAACACGTCTTTCTCTTCCTCGCTGGCTTCTATGCCGTATCGCATTAAGTACCGCTCCAGCATGGCATTATGGGAGCGGGCGATAACCCTGCCTTTGGAGGTGCAGAAGTCGAAGGTGGAGAGTGCCCATTCCACGAGACTGCGCTTGAAATCGTTGTTGAGTGATACCGCCAGCGCACGCATGCCGTGCGTATCCAGCGTAAAGGTAGGCTTTACCGGATAAACGGTATCGACAATCTCTACTTCGCTGGGCAGTCTGATGCAGAGGTAATCATCATGTGCGCCCTTACCATCGGTAAGGCGACCATTGAGCTGCTGCACCTCCTGGAAAGTGAGCCAGCTTCCGGCATCACGGCGCATCACTACCTTGCCTCCTGCAGGGTGCTTGCCCGACAGCATATTGCACCACTGCTGCTGCGAGAAACAGCCGAGGTCGATACGGCTGCTTTTCGCAGGGGCGCTGATAAGCGAATTGCGCATAATGAACTGCTCATGTGAGTAGTTGCTGAACACCACCGGCTCATCCTTGGCCAGGGTGAACTTAGGGTCGCGGTGCCGGAAGAACTGGCAGCGGGAGGTTGGGAGACGGAGATAGATATTTGGCACTTTTTTTGAATGTTGAATGTTGAGTGTTGAATTAGGCTAGCGCCCTTGAGTCCACTAGGCCTGCAACTTGTAAGGAATGCTTACAAGTTTATTAATTACTTCAGCGAGAAGCCTTTCTGCTGGGCATAGTAGAGCATGATGGCATCGGTAACGTTCAGGCAATACTTCTGGATAGAGTTACCTTCCTTCAGCTTGGGCACCAGTTTGTCGAGTTTCTTGGTCTGCTCTTCGTCGATGTTGAAGGAGAGCTTTACGGCATCGATATACTTGCCTCCACTATCGGTAGCGCTGATGAAGCTCTCATTGAACTTATCTTTCTCACCGAAGAAGAGATTGATGGCCTCTACCATCTGTTCCTGAGTGAAACCAGGAAGGGTAGGATGCAGCTTGCGGTACTTCTGCGAATAGGTCTGCATACGCTTATCCATATAGTTATTGATGCTGTCGGCATACTCATAGTAGAGGGCGTAATCTTTCGATTTCTCGTCTTTCTTACGGGCAAAATCGAAGAAACCGCTCAACTGACGGAGGCTTGCCATCACGCCGTCAAACTGCTGAAACTCGCTGGCACCTTTGAAGATTTCCAGCATATCGCCCTTCACCTGGGTAAGCAGGTTTTCGAGCGTTTCAGACAGGAACGTTATCTTATCGAGATTGGTATTCAGCTGGTCTACCTTCTCCTGTATGCCCGGACGGCTGTAGTCTACGTAGTAACGTATCAGATGGCCGAAGTTAAGGAAGTCGTAACTTACTTCGCTGTGCAGATTTACCTGTACTAGCAGGGCATAGATGGCATTGGCCAGTTTATTATCTTTTTCCTGGATAGCCTTGATGAGGGGTATCATCTGAGGCGCGCCCTGCGGTATGCGGTTGGCAGCGCGTACCAGTTCGTTGCGGTTGCGCACGGCATCGGCAAACTTCGGATCAGCGAAGAGTGTCTCCAGGGTTTTGACGTATACATCTGCCGGCACATCCCTAAAGTTGAAGGTGTAGACGGTAGGGAGCTGACGGATTTTAGCATCCCGCCTTGCCATTGCCTCCATCTGGTGCTGCTTTTTATTTTTATTTCCCATTGCTATTTACTTTTTCTATTTATCATAATGAGCGTTAGAGATAGTGAGTAGTGATTTTACCTTTAAATCTCGAAGTCCTTATCATATTCCATCATTCTCTCGGTAATGATGCGATGAATCAGATAGCCTATTTCCTTGGCGTTAGGATGCGCCTTGCCGGTACTTTCATGGAAGCGGAGGTCCAGGATATGTTTCCACTCCTTGAGAGTATAGGTATAAGCTACCACCGTATAGGTATCGAGAGGAAGAATGCCGCGGGCATCCTGCGGCTTCATGCCCGATTTCAGCAAACGGCGATAGAGCCAGTCGGCAATCTTGCAGCCGGCAAGATAGAGGAACTTCTGCCAGCGGGTGCCTTCATGCAACCAGTGCGGACGGGCAATCTGCACGCCACCTTTCTTCTCCAGGTTCACGTAACGAGTGCTCTGTTCGCTGATGCTATTAGGCGATGTGCGGTTCAGCTCACGGCTGGTACTGATTTGCGTGGTAACAACCATGGTCATGCGGAGGAGATAGAGAGCCTTTTTGCAATCATACTTCAGCGCCTTCTCGATGAACTCATCTTCCTTCACATCGTATGAGTCGAGGATGTCGAGGATTTCGTCATGCTCGGCAAGGAACTGCATGTTGCTGCTGATCCATACCTTCTTATCCTTCACCGCATAATTGATGTAAGGTGAAGCCACGAGGAGAGACCTCGGCAGCTTGTTGTCATTCTTGACGAAGAAATAGAGGGTACCGTGACGGAGCATAGAGCGATGTCCGCTCTTCCAGAAACTGTTAACCATCTTTACTGCCTGTTCTTCCCGAAACTCCTCTTTCTTTTCTTCAGAAAGTTTCTCGTCAGGCTGTTTGCCTTTGCTCTTGTAGCAGATTCTGCCTACTCGGGCAACCTGTTGAGTGCCGGTCTTCTGAGGCCACCACTCAACACCAGGAATTATCATTTTCATATCAAATATAAACTATCAATTATTAATTATCTTTCAATGCTGCCTTTATATATTCGGAAAGTTCATGATTAAGGGTTTTCAGATCTTCCAGACTATATTTAGTCATCTGCAAAGACACTGTGATTACTGCCTGCAGCAGAGCCCAGAGCGAAGAATTGTTGGTGATGACGTAATCGAAACTGTTTATATCCATTGTTACCCGATATTCGTCACGCTTCATTCTTTCGGGAGCGATACCACGAGCCTTGAGGGTTTCGGGCTTGGCAGCTACGTAGATATTCACCAGTTCAATATCAGGGAATCGCTCGCAAATATCCATGATGCCCTTTTCGTCGATTACGTAGATGGCGGCATCTTTTATCTGGTCGAGTTCCGTCCAATACTTGTAGCCTCCATACTCGGTATAGGCAAGCATCTTTTCTCTTGGGATATTGCACTCTTTTACGAAGATGTGCTCTCTGCCGTTTACCTCGCCTTCACGCATAGGTCTGGTGGTATAGGAGCAAAGAATGGGCACATGGAGTGTCATCCGCATCAGCTGGGCAACCGTATCTTTTCCGGAGCCAGCCTGACCTACTATTGCAATAATCATCTGTTTCATATCTTTTGTTTTGTAAAGTTTTTATATATAAATAGAGGGATAAACGAACAACACCGAAACAACACTAAAACAATCATAAGACTCTCGTAAGACTCTCGCAAAATTTTCGCAAAAGCGTAAAGCCTTTATTATCAGCTACTTACGAAAAGTATAAATTTTAACTTTCAGGGTTCTGCCGAACCGATTTGTATATTTATTTCATCCTCTCAAAATCTTGTTTCCCATAGGGAAAAACGTGAGGTTTCTCAGGCGTTCCAGCGAAGGATATTGCTGATTTACTCTGTCTCTGAAATCGTCCATATCGCCCATGTCTACCATATATTTTCCCAATGCCATTTCAAAGTTCACCGGGAACGTCATCGTGATTTGACGGAGGAATTTACCACCCCCTATCATCACATCGATTGCTACTTTCATCCATCGCTGACCTTTCTTGTCGAGTCATGACCCCTTGGGGATTTCTACTTTTCTTTTTGCCATAATCTTATATCTTTAATGTATTAAAAAACTTTTTGTCAATGTTGAGTGTTGAGTGCATTAAACATTCCGCTCACGGTAAACCTGCTGCAGAATAGAGTGATATTCTCCTTCGCCCAAATTCACCTTGAAGGCGTGGATGAGGTAATGATAGCTCACGGTATGGCTGCTGCCTAACTGCCGCCACTTCTGTGAAGCCTGGGCAGCGTTGTACTTCCGGCTGCATGCCGAAAGCTCGTGAAACAGACGTTCGCCATAAGGGTGCGCCTTCAATGCCCAACCTGCCTTTGTCCACTCATCATAGCTTTCCGTGATGTTGATGTTTCGGCTCACTAGGGCTTTTACGATGAGTTCGATGATGCGGTCTTGCGTGCGAGGATCATTCCAGAAGGCTGAGTTGTCGCTACCGCCGTAAGCGCTGGAGGCGTTACTCTGCGGTTGCCGATACATCGGTCGTGCCTGCGGTATCACCTGCGGTTCGTCCATCTGCAAGCCTTGATAAGGCTGCACATTGTTATTAATATATATATGGTCTGCATCATCCCATGAGGCGAAACGCACACGACCGATATTGCCACATTGCTTGTCGAGCACAATGCCCAGGGCGGCATATTCCTTGAGGATAGCCTTGAACTGCTCCTTATGCCTGTCGGGATAAGCCAGGCGAACCAGTCCGAAATATCCTGTACCCGAACAGGAACGCATCAGCAAACCTATCTCAGGACGGAAGCGAGCCACCATGCGGATATTCTCAAAGCTGGTAAGCTGCTGGTTGTCCTGAAGGTCGATGTCGATAGCGAGCCATCCGGTATGATGATAAAGATGTGTTTCACGGCGTGAAACCATCACACGCTGGCCTGGGTGGGTCAAACTATCGTCTTCATAAAGACTGAAGAGACCGCTCAGTGTAGCACCAGGAAGCATCTTCTTTGTTTCGATATATTCCGGCATCTTCTTTGCTTTGCTTCCAAACTGCTGTCGCATGGCTCTCAGCTTCTCTACATACGGCTTCCATCTGTCCGTAAGACAGAACTCACGGATAGACATCTGCGTGATGCACTCGCCAGTCTCCATATCGATGAAGTCACCGTGGGCATCCGTAGCAGACTTGTAGATGGAACATATCTCTTCAAACATACCTTACATATATTATTATATTCAATTTTCGCTGCAAAGATACAAAAATAAATCGAAAAAAGTATAGGTAAACTATATTATATTTGAAATAAGTTATATTTTTAACATTTAATATAGATTTGAGAGGGGGAACCAGCGATAGAATCGCTGGGAACGGAGGCGCAAAGGGTGTTTTTTCAAAAATGGGACCAAGATACGAAATCTGGTCCCATTTTGCCGATTTTGGTCTCATTTTAATTTTATTAGCAGAAATGTTAAAGCCCATTAATTGAGAAAACGGGGGATATTGTCCCCCTGCTGCCACACCATTGTCCCACTGCTTGCCCACGCTGATTTTTTGCTATCTGCTTATTTTTCAGCAACTTACTATATCTTGGTCTCATTTTTATATAAATTTCTATAAACAGATGTACGCAGGAGATACAAAATATTTCAGAAATATGTAGAATATATGTAGAATATCACACATTTTTCTCGCTAGCTGCCACTTCCATATATCCCCATAACTACCTTATTGTCTGATGTTTACGGCAAAGCCGTTAATGCTACTAACTTCTAGTTTAGGGTTAGGGGATTTTGATTTTAGGGAAAAGAAAAAATACACGGAAAATTTTATATATAGGTAGTAAATCCGGCGAAAAATGAGACCAAGATATGCTTTTGAGACCAAAAAGCCCACTAAATCAAAGGGTTAACGTTGGTACGGAAAAATATTAGCTTTATTACAAAATGGGACCAGCGAAAAATTCGCTGGGAACGGAGACCCAAAGGCGATAGCCTAATTCAACATTCAACACTCAACATTCAACACTAAAAAAGGCTGCCTCGCTTCACAGTGAAACAGCCTCGAAAAACAAATAACTAATAAACTTAAAAACTAATAATTAATAATCAACAAAACTTTCTTCTATTTATTCTTCATAAACTGGTTAGCCTTATTCAGGCTATCGTGCAACCCATCACGACCGTACATATTAATCTGGGCGTTGATAGGCTGATTGAGGCGCTGAATGAGCGCATTCACGGCTTGCAGGAGCGCCGCATTGCTTGCAGCATTAGCTGCTATCAGGTCGCCTGTCGCTGACGCGCCAGACGAAAGATTACCATTGCTCCCTTGCGTGCCTGCTGCAAGAACATCACCCACATTGCCGCTATCAAATGCCCTTCTTGCTGAGTTTCTTCCCGAATAGTTGCTGTCGTAATTGACCAGCGCCTTCAGCAGGGCAGGGTTATTCATCATCATGGCATGAGTGGTTTCACGGCCAATCACGATTTCCGGTCCTTTCTCGGCTACGAGAGACGGCTGACCATTAACGGTGGTGGCGGTTGGCGATGTGAGCATCTTCACACCCTGCATCTGCTTGCCATCATCCTCCTTTGCCCAATACACCTCGCCATTATCAGCCACAAATGGCTTCAAGTCTTGAACGTTTCCGGAATCATAGGTAAGCATACCGGTTACGAGCTTGGTGTTGGTAGTATTGGTATTACTCTTCTTTTTGCCGCCGCTGAAGGCTGAATTGAGTGCCCACTGGAGCAAACCCATGAGAGTAGCCATCACACCTGCGGCTGCAATAGGACCAGCGATAGGACCCAGGAAATCGAAACACTTAGCCATCGCACCCGCGATAGAGAAGGTTACTTCTGACCGAGTGCGGTCTGCATCAGACTGAGCCATAGCCTCATTATTAGCCTGAGTATTGGCGAGATTGGTAGTGAGCGCCGTTTGGGTCATATCCATACCCGCGTTCAAAGCCACCTTAGTGCCCTCACTCTGCTCCTCGTTTCCGGCAGCAGTTACATCCGTGATATTCTGAACACCCTGGGTAGTCACCTTCTCACGATCCTTATTACCCTTCTTTACCTCCTTGCTCAGTTCCTTCTGGTGCTTCTTCTCCTTCTTCAGCTGCTCGGCTTTCTCCTTGTCTTCCTTGGATTTACCGCCCTTCTTGAACTCGGTATTCATCACGCCACCGATAAAGGAACCAGTGATGCCGGCTGCGGCATCAACGAAGGAACCGCCACCTGCGATAGCATCGGCTGCTGCTGTACCCGTTTGTGTTGCGGCATCATTGTAGAACGCATTAGCATTGTCTCTGTTGCGATGCTCCCATGCACGAGGCGCGCCACTGCCCTGTGATTGCGTATTCGGCTGCTCAGGGTTTGCAGGGGGCGCGTATGGAGGCACTATAGCCGTACTGTTAGGGTTGATAGGCGAACCATCAGGATTCCAACCGAGAGCCAGCTGCTGAGGAGGCAGATTCTCGAAGTTAGACTGCGGCTGCTGAGTAAGATAAGATGCACCCTCATCTACCAGTCGCACATACATCGGGTTCGCCTTTGTGCCGAGATGAGAGAAGTCTTCCTTCACGGCATTGGCATTAGCGTTGGCTCTCGCTGCATCAATACCAGGCTGTGCTTTCTTCTTGGCTCGCTTGGCACCTGCATCGTTGATAGCCTTCCACATCTGCGTATTCACATCGTTGAGCGCCATATTACCCCACGATTCGAGCATAGACTTCAGAGCGTTCTTGATAGCTTCCTGTGCGCTGCTTACATCGTAGCGCATTTCGGCAAATGCCTTGCCTACTTCTGCGCCGAAGGTTTCGATAGGCTGCACGAGCTGCTGCATCTGAGAGAGGCGGTTCTTCATCGCCGTTGCCATCTGGTTGACGTATGCAAGTTCTGCCTCCTGCCGAGCCTTATCAGCTTCATCGAGGAGCTGCTTGTTGCGTGAGTTTTTGAAAACGAAAGCATAATAATCTTCTGCCATCTGCATCTTCATCTTCATCAGCTCCACCTCTGGGTCGGCGGTGAGATCACCGAGACCGAGGTTCGACCACATATTGGTTCGCTTACCGAAGAGGGCGCTTTCCTGCTGCATCTTGCGAAGGGTTTCCTGGTTGGCAAGATTGCGCTGGTTGACCTTCCACATCTGCTCGGCAATCTTTTTTGCCTGGTCGTAGGTCTTTTTCTGAGCCTCGGTATATTCATCGGAATACTGGATGAGCTTGTTGTAGAACACCCGCCAGTCTTCCGCATTATCGCCCAACATATTCTGAATACGGGCACCGAGCGCATAAGGATCATCACCAAAGAGTACCTGCATCAGCAATCCCCTACCCTCTTTCTTGCTGACATCAACTGTATAAAGGTTGGCGATTTGCTTCCTTGCCTGCTCGTACATGGAAATGATATACTTCTTGCGTCTCTCAAATGATTCCTTATCCGCTAACTCAAAATCGGTTGGGTTAGCAAAGCCCATCTGATTGAAATCATCGTACATATTCTGCTGCACGGTTCCCGTATAATTGTTCTCCTGGGCAATCTTTTGTCGGGCTTCTGCCTGTTTCGCCTCCAGCGTTATATTATTCTGCTGATTCTTGGTAGCCTTGGCATAGATTTCAGCCGTGATGGAGTTCATCGGACGGTTCAGGCTATTACCCAACTGAGCCATCTTCTCACGCAGGGCTTCGATGTTATTCTTTATAATGGAAGCAAGGAGGTCCTTGGAAAGATTCACTCCGGTCTCATCGGTCTTCTCGATAAGATCATTGTCCATCGTCTTCTTGAACTCCTCCCAGTAGTTAGCCTGACCAGCAATAGCAAGGCGCACCTGAGCAAGAGCTTCTTCCATACGCCTCTTTACCGGCTCTACAAACAAATCCTGCTCCGTCTTATCCATACCGAGGCTTACTGCCTGTGACAGTTTCTCGTTGATTTGTCGCTCATAGAAGTTGCGAACATTATCCATGATTGCACTCGCCTCGTCCTGCTTCTGCTTCAGCTCATCACGCCAGGAACGCTGCTGGTCACGTTCCGCCTGTTTCCGTTCTCGTGCCTCCCGCTTCGCAGCAGCGATAGCATCCTTATCGGGTGCATTATTGTCAAGTGTACCAGGACTTTCTTCCGGATAAGGAGTATATCCTTCTGGAACGAAGTTCGCATAAGCATTATCAATCTCCTTCTCTTTATTACCTCTACGATGCGTAGCGTTTGTGTACCAGCGAGACGCAGAAAGCAAATCACGAAGTTTGAATGCCATTTGCGGGTCACTGGAAGATGGGGAAATCTTTCTGCCGTCATAACCCTGGCGGTAAACGAAACCCTTATTATCAACTTTCCAATTTTCGCCGCTAATCAAACCTGATTTATTTTTCGGCAGTTTTTTAGCTAAGTACCAGAACACGGAGGTACCGCTTGCACCCTTGCTGACCCATCGGTCTATATCCTGAAAAGATACGCCGAGCTTATCCAAGCCTAAGGCACGAACCTTTTCCATCAAAACGTTTGAAGCGGCGTTTCTGTCGGAATCAAATTTCGGCAAAGCCTGCTCCTTAGCTTTCTCGCGCATACGGTAATAAGTTGCCCTCTGTGCTTCCTGTGCCAACTCGGAATAATGGTCACGAAGATCTTTTACATTCTTTATCTCTATGCCGAGATTAGCAATATAAGAGCGGAAATCTCGATTGAATCTGGATACGAGGCTTTGGCGTTCTTTCTGTGAAAGATTCGCCTCATTCATCATTCGCTTATAATTATCGAGTTTCTTATTAAGGTTACTCGTTTCTACTGCCGCCTCGCCAAGAGTTTTTCTCCAGGCATTAGCCTTGCGTGCTGCCTCTGCTTCCGCAGCAGCAGCCTCTTCGCTTGCACTTACAAAAGACCACACTACACCTACGGCGGTGAGAATCGCACTAGCAATAGCTACATAGGGATTTACCTTTGCTGCTGAATTAAACAACGTTTGCGCAGCTGCAGCCGCTTTTATCGCCTTGCCTAATTCCCAAAGAAATGAAACAGCTTTATAGATACCCAGAGCAGCAACATAATTGGCGATAAGAGGAAGGAGGCCTACAAACACCTTACAAGCGGTAATCACACTCCACAGAGCTGCCTGAAGTGTATTCTTGAATATCGGGCTTTGCAGTATCATCTGCGACATATCGTACCAGGCTTCCGCCATCGACTTTACACTCTCCACACCATCAGGATTGACAAATGCCTTCTCCCAAAGGTTGTTGGCTCTGTCCAATATACCTGCGGCCGACTGCTGCTGCATCTTGTACTCATTGGTTACAGCGCTTGCCTCCTCGAATGCCTCTTTAGACTCGTAGAGATGATCCTTCAGCACATCTACGTTCTTAGACATAGTTACCATAGAAGTAATAAGTCTTTGTCCTTCAGAACCAACGTCTTTAAAGATGTCACCAAGAGCATTCATGTTACCCTTGTCACGCATCTTCTCCAATACAAGGACAATGGCATCCATCGCATGACCCGCCGCGTACATATTCTTGATAGTACCCTGCTGAATGCCCAAATCCTTCTCGATAAGGTTATGGTTCTTCTGCAAGGCTACGATGAACTTAGACATTGCCGTAGCACTGACTTCTGGCATCAAGAAGAGAGAATCGGATGCAGAACCGAGAGCCAACAACTGGTCGGTAGTGATACCGGCAGTACGGCTCACACCGGTTAATCGCTTGGCAAACTCTACGATATTGGTAGATGTAGAGGTAGAAGTAGAAGACAGCTTGAACATAGCCGAACCCGTAGCAAGCATCGCTTTTTCAATACCCATCTTCGGAATAAGCCCCATCGTCTCTACCATCTTTGACAGAGCAGGCAACGCCTCCTCTCCCATTTCCTCGCCGATGGCTACATTGATTTGGTCGGCAGCAGCTACGAACTGCTTCATACCTTCCACGCCATACTTACCCATACCAAGTTTTGCACCCTGGTAGGCAAGTTGAGCCAAACCATCAACAGAAGTACGAGTATCTATCTTAGCCAACTCCTCAGATAACTTATTGACATCCTGCATCGTGAGTCCGGACACCTTGCGAATATCCGTCAAAGACGAAGAATATTCAAAGTTTTTCTTGATAGCAGAAGTAACTGTATCTTTAATCGCATTGAATACTCCAAATAAACCCACGTATGCCGTAAGATTCTTCACTGCCGTCTGCCAGGAATTACCATGCTGGGTTATAGCTCCAGTAGCGTTTTCGATATTCTTCTTTAAATCCTTCAGATCTTTCTGCTTCTCGTTAAACTCCTTGCTTTTGGTGTTTAACTGATTCAACTCTTCGGAAAGCTGATTGTAAGCCTGTTTTAGCTCATTGATAGAAGCCTTTCCCTTCTTTCCTCTCTCGATAACATCATTAAGCTGACTATGCGAAAGATAGGTACCTTTCAGGGCTTTCTCCAACATGGCATACTGCTGACGAAGCTTTGCCACCTCCTGCGAACCTACAGGCAATTTTTGAATCTGCTTCTGAATAGCATCCATTGCCGCCTTAATATCTTCAGCAGGGTGTCCGTTAGGGTTACTCAGGATTTTGAGGAGCTGAATAGAATCCAAAGAAGCCTTCTGAGCCTTACCGGAAACCGCCTCTAGACGCTTTTCGATGGTAGCGAGGCCTTCGTTATAGGAATTAATCTTCTTCTCATCGGAAAGATCGGTATTATCCCTAGCCTCCGTGAGGGTTGTCTTTGCCCTGCGTAAATCAGATGCCGAGGCGTGTTTTCTGTTAACGACACTGGTAGCTTCCGAAACACTCATCTTGCCTTTACGTCTATCCTCTTCTGCCTCCAGCTGTTTCAAAGTATTAAGGTTAGACTGATAGCTGGCATCGGTCTTCTTTAAAGAAGAACAGAGTTCTCTCTGCTGGGTTAAAGCCTTACTGAGCCATTGGTCAGACTGCTCATTTACGTTCTTCAGTCCTTTTTCAATCTTCACATATTTTCCTTCGAGCAGGCGTATCTCGTCACCTACTTCCTTCATCATCGCACGGATGGAATTAGCCTGCTCCATTTCAGCCTCAGACAAGCCTTCGAGCTGACGCTTGCCATCGCCCAATGCACGGCGCAGGTCGCGAAGCGAAGTATTACTGAGTTGGTTTACTACGCTCTGCAAACGCTCATTGGCAGAAATATCCTTAATCTGCGCAGAAGCCAGCAAATCATATTGCTTCTTCAAATCCTTGATGGTCGCATCGAGGGCTTTATATGGATCAGTGTTCGGCTTCAGGGTTTTCAGCTTCGCCTGAGCCGCATCTATCTGGTCGGATATACCCGCTGCAGCCTCCTGCAACTGCTTCAAAACCTGGAGCGGTTGTTGACCGTTGAGCGTGATGATAGCCTCTGTTTTATTCTTTGCCATTGCTTTTTATTTTTAATGTTTATTTTTGGGGGATATGAGACCGACGATGGAATCGTCGGGAACGGGGGCGAGATGGGTTACTCGTCTTTGCCTTCCAGGGCGTTCATTATCTGCAACAAGCCTTGATAGCCGTAGTAATCGGCAAGATGGTTTTCATATCTCGTTTTCAGTCTTCTCACCGTGCGCATGATGGCAGGACGATGAGATTTACCTGCCCTTCTGTCCCACTTGCCGATGTAGCGGGTTTTGAACTTAGCTTTCTTCGAGCGGTCCACCTTGTCTGCAGTGATATGGGCAGCAGGGTCACGAGGATCACCCGTCAAACCTACACCAATATCCACATAGCGGAGATAATCGTTATAGCGGATTCCTACCATCAGATTACCCATCTTTTCGTCGGCTTGATATACCGTACCCTCAAAGGATTTCTTACCTTCACCCGTAGAGTACCACATGCCGTGTTCCTCGCGGTATTTATTCACCTTCTCGTAGCCACGATACACCTCTACCGGATAAATCTTCTGGGTATTGAAGTTAACTTCTATATCAAGAAGGGCTTGTTTCAGATATACACCTGCCACCTCTTTCAGGGGTGCAAAGGGCAATTTGATAGGTTGAGTTCTGATAGGCATAGCTTATCCCTCCTTTCCGTCTTCTGTCGATGCAGGAATGATATATTTCTGCTCCTTCCCGCATTGGAAGTTATAGAGCGGACGGATAGTCTGCCAATAACAATCGGCAAGAAGCCAGCTCGGACCATGAAAAAGAGGGTTTACACCATAGGCGAAACTCTCTATATCGACGGATGATAACTCTATGCCCAATTTAGGCTCTTCCGTTTTGAAGTTTCTGCCCGTGATAGGACAGATACCCGTGCGGCGAAGCTGAGTGAGATAAGAGGCGAGGTCTTCGCAATACTCCATCAGATCATCCGACGCAGCCTGCAATTTGCTGCCATCATATCTGCCCAATGTAGCAGAGGAGTCTTTCAGTCGGGTAAGAAAACAGACCTGATAGGTAATCAGGGCTTGCTTATCCGATTTCAGTTCTCCGGAGTTAACGACACGATAGAGCATACAGGGAGAGTGAATGATATTGGCGTTTCGGGAAAAGATATTTTCCTCATCAATATCACGGATGCGGAAGAAACTCTGTTCTTCCAGCTTCTTGCTTGTCGGGTTATGGGATAAGGGCTTGTAGATCGTAGCCCAGTGTTCCAAAACATTTGATATTGTCATAATTCAAAGGGATTTTAACACATTATTAACTGATAGCGTACGGAAATTAAGAGATATTGGCACATTACATGCCCATTACTGGGTCTGCAGGTTTCTGCGGAATCCACTCGTCATTATCATCTTCTTTCTTCTTATCCTCTTCCGGAGTTGCCTCTTCCTTGTTATCCTCCTCTTCTGTTGCTTCCTTCATCAAGTCTTTCAGCTTTACATTAAAGTGCCTTTCGGTTTTATCGGCCACAATCTTCTGCATCACTCTTGCCCAGGGTGCCCCATTGCAGGTGCTCTCGTTTTCGAGGATGCTCACGAGCTGCACGCCACAATAGATGGCGGCAAGATAATTAGCGAGATGGAGAGGGTTCTTGAAGTCGAGTATCACGGTATCTACCATCGTGGCCAGGAATATCGCAAGGATGAGGACGGAGAAATCCTTCACCATCTTTGCCATTTTCTTAGATTTCAGTTTGCCGTCGATTTTACATCGAGGGTCTTTCTTGATTGCCTCCCGATAGCGGGAATAGATGCGGCAGTTGCAGCGCCATGCCGTGTAGCAGTCGCAGACAAGGGCGAAGAAGCATACGGCGATGTAGTTAAGGGATGGTTCCAGTGTGCACCACACCAAGCCGATGATGGCTGCAAGAAACCTGGTAAGGGTTGGAATTAAACTTTGCATTTCTTTTTTCTTTTTAATGTTATCCTATGTTTTTTAATACGATACAAAGGTATCGGTTTTTTATTGAGAGATGGGGACAAAAGGATTGAGGGACCTGCGATGGAATCGCTGGGGACGGGGCGAGAGGGGTGTTATTTCGAGATAAGGGGGTTCGGGGGTTGTCCCAATCATTTAGGGGCGATTTCGTAATTTTGTGGGCAAATAAAGAAATTAAAAAGGCGCAAAATGATAAACGAGCAATTACAGAAAAAGATAGATCAGTCTATCCGACTCCTGCAAAGCGTACAGAAAAGGTACGATGGAGAGATAGAACTGGCTTATTCGGGCGGCAAAGATAGCGACGTGATCCTTCAACTTGCAAAGGAAGCCGGTATCAGATACAGGGCGATATACAAGAACACCACCATCGACCCACCTGGCACTATCGCCCACGTGAAGGAGATGGGCGTGGAAATTCTCAGACCTAAAGAGAATTTCTTTCAGCTTATCGCAAAGAAGGGATTTCCTTCTCGCTTCTCCCGTTTCTGCTGTGAGGCTCTGAAAGAGTATAAGGTACTCGATAAAACCATTATCGGTGTGCGCAAAGCGGAAAGCAGAGCGCGAAAGGAAAGATATAACGAGCCTACCGAGTGCCGAAATTTTGGTGCCAAGAAAGAAGAGAACCATGTGGAGCAGATTTATCCTATCTTAGAGTGGACTGATGAGGACGTAAGGGATTTCATTCTTGATAGAGGCTTGAAGCTGGCTCCACTCTACTATGATACGGGGGGGGCAAATCGACGTTACCCGAAGACTCGGCTGCATGTGCTGCCCCCTTGCTTCAAGACGCAAGCGCCTTATCGAGTTTCAGAAGCATCCCCGCATAGCGAAAGCTTACCTGCGTGCCGGACAGAAGTACTTAGATACGCATCCTAACTGCACGGCGCTGAAAAGATATGATAGCGTTTATGAATGGTTCACACGTGATGTGTTCTATTCTAATAATAAGGAGTGGGATAAGGTGAACGGACCGCTATTCGGTAAGCCCGATTACAAGAAGTTCCTGGAAGGACAGTTTGGTATTAATTTAACATTGTAACATATAACATTTTAAATAATGAGTCAACTTACGCAGAATACCCTGCAGAGAATAGACAAGTGGCTATCTAACGGACTGAGTATCGACACGATGTTTCCAAAACTGGAACAGAAGTATAGGATGCAGCTCTGCTACGAGTTCTACAAGCGCTGGGTACAAAACAATGATATAGACCCCAAGACTACCTGCCGCAACATAGCAAGGCGCGACTACGCGCTGTTTATGAAACAGGCAGGACAGGGCAACAGGGAGGCGCAGGAAATGGTGATGGCGCTGCATATTGATATTGACGACGAAGGAAATATCAAACCCCGTACCATTACCGAGCTGACAAACGATGTGGCGGTCTGCAACCACATTATTCGCTTTTTTATGACCGACGAAAGCCCGCGTCACAAGGCGATGTATCTCAATTCTGCTGAGTGGCTTATCCGCACAGGCAAGCAGCAGAACAACGACCGTGCGGTGGATAAGGGTATGCAGGCATTGGCTACCGTTTATGGCAACTTCCTGGAAGAGAAGGATGCTACCGAGGAAATGCCGGATATGAGCCGCATTGCCATCACGCAGGATGTGAGCATCGTGAAGCGTGACAGAGTGAACTATACTGACGAGTACAAGAAGAAGATGGCTCGCAAGTATGGTCTTACCGCCAAGGATATGCAGGATATTGCCGAGGAGGAGAGTTTGCAGGCGCATAACGAAAAGGTACCTGACTATATGGAATATATGGAAGAGGTGCTGGATGATCGTGCTGAGAAGAAGGAAGGTGAAATGGATATTCCGGAAGAGGAAGGTGATACAGAAAAGAAAGGAGGCAATGATGAGTAAGCGCAAAGGTGATCATCACTACCACAACAAAGTTCCTCCATTCACACCGAACCCTGAACATTACACCCGAAAACAGCATACCTGGAAGGCGAAGGTGGCATACGAAACAGAGGATGCTGCCTGGGAGTTTCTGAACCAAAGACCGGAGCTGAAGGCGCAAGGGTATGTGGCGTACCAATGCAAGACTTGCCAGAAATGGCATGTGGGGAGAGTGAAGAGTTAATAGTTTACAGTTAATAGTTTATAGACTTTATGGCAAAAGACTGGGTAGGCGGCAATGCTGCCGTATTTAAGACGTTAGGCGCAAGCAACCATAAAAACGGTGAGCGACAGCGTGAAGACTACTATGCCACAGAACCCGCAGCTACCGAATGGCTCTGCAAGATAGAGCAGTTTACGGGGGGGGGTAATTTTGGAACCTTCCTGCGGCGAAGGACATATTAGCAAAGTGTTAAAGGCTCATGGCTACGATGTAGTCAGCCGTGACTTGATAGATAGAGGTTATGGCGAGGTTGCAGATTTTCTTTCCATCGACAACTTAGAATGGAACGGAGATATTGTAACCAACCCACCCTACCGATTTGCGTTGGAGTTCGTGGAAAAGGCTTTGCAGATTATTCCGAAAGGAAGAAAGGTTGCTATGTTCCTGAAACTTACTTTTCTTGAAGGGAAAGGAAGACGCAGGTTATTTCAAACGCAGCCACCTTGCAGGGTATGGGTAAGCAGTTCACGACTGAAATGTGCTGCCAATGGCGATTTCGATGCAATGGCTGGCAGCGCTCAAGCCTATGCCTGGTTTATCTGGGAAAAAGGATATAAAGGAGAAACTATTCTAAAATGGTTTAATTGATAAAGATAGAGTTATAGAGGATGGAATTAAATAAGATATATAATGAGGATTGCCTGGAAGGAATGAAAAAGATTCCGGACGCAAGCGTGGATTGTGTTATCTGCGATTTGCCGTATGGCGTTCTGAATAAAAAGAGTGAAGGCGGTGGCTGGGATAGTATTATCCCGCTTGAGCCATTATGGAAGGAATATCTGCGCATAACCAAACCCAATGCGGCCATTATTCTTTTCTGCCAGGGCATGTTTACCGCACAGCTTATGATGTCGCAGCCGAAACTCTGGAAATATAATCTTATTTGGAGCAAACAGCGGGTTACAGGCTTTCTGAATGCCAACAAAATGCCTCTGCGCTCGCATGAGGATATTGCCGTATTCTATCGGAAACAACCTATCTACAATCCTCAGATGGTAAAATGTGCGCCACATCAAAGAAATCATCGAAGAGGCGATGGTTCTCATAGTTTAAAGCGAGGTTGCTACGGCGATCATAAAGAAGTGCCTACTATCGTATCAGATGAGAAATTCCCAAGGAGCATTATCTGCTTTGATAAAGAACATTCTGCCGATACCTTCCACCCTACGCAAAAGCCAGTCGCCCTTATCCAGTATCTTATATGTACTTATACCAATGTGGGGGGGTGCGTTCTTGATAACTGCATGGGCAGCGGAACTACCGCCATCGCCTGCATCAGGGAAAAGAGAAACTTCATCGGCTTTGAGCTGAATAAAGAATATTACGACAAGGCTTGCAAGCGCATCAAGTTAGAAATGATGCAGCCGAGCCTATTTTAAATCTGCGAAATTATGGCAAAGATTATTTATTTTGGAACCAATGGATGTTCCGGACACTACCCTATCGGTATTGATATGGCACTGACAGGAGAAGAATACAATAAATGGTGCGAGTGTGATAATGAAGTCTGGATAGAAAACATCCGGAAAAAACCAGGTCGTCACCTGATTCAACATCACGGCGAAACCTACACCAACTATGGTGTTCCGTTCTCTGTAGATGAAGACAGAGTTGGAGACCATACCGAAATATTCTGGGAGGGAGTACACTCAGAAGAAGAAATGATAGAACTCATAAAGAACAACCCGTTTTTGAAACGACAATTTAAAATGTAAGCAACAATGATAGTAATAAAAATCAAAACATGGAAAGACTGGAAACAGGACTTGCTTAAATGGGTGCAAGCACCTCGGCGCAGTACTTGCAAGGAGTACGTAGATTATATGGAGGCTTTACAAAATCAGGTTCTCTACAAAATAATAAACGACACTTGCGATAAATACGGCAATATGCGTGAAGATCAAATTCAAGACATCACTGAGGCAGTCGAGAGATGCGTGGCTGAGTGTGCCAAAGAAACACGCAAGTTAATCGATGATTGCCAGCCCGCAAAATTGCTCTAAGACTGTAAAAAACTGACATATCTACGGATTTCAAATCCGCAGGAACGCCTAACGGACGCAAGGATGCGGCTAAAAAACATACATTCAGGATAACATTTTCATTTTTATGCAGCAACCACATCAGATTTACTTAACACGATTTCAGCAGCAATCATTATATATGGGTGCCCGAGACGAGAGGGATATTGCAGCTCGACGCACGGGTAAAACCGATGGTCTCGTGGCACCCTATGTATGGATGACCAGCAATTCCATGCCTGGTATGCTGGGCGCATGGGTAGCCGTATCACGACAACAGGGCTTCTCGAAAACCATACCGGGTACCATGGCTGCCATGGAGCGAATGTTCGGTTTTCAGATAGGCATTCACATGGGTTGGGGACGACCGCCAAAGCATGTGCGCCCTTCCATCTTCAAACCGAAAAGCTACGAAAATATCATCTGGTTTGCAAATGGTGCCCAATGGGCATTGATTTCTCTGTCGCAGACCGCTTCTGCAAACTCTTATACCTTCAGTGCATGTGTGGGCGATGAGTGCAGATTCTTCCCTAAGAAGAAAGTGGATGAGGAGTTAATGCCGGCATTATCAGGACAGACACACCCACTGGGAGACATAAACTTTTCTGACTACAACCCACTCTACCGTTCTACCCGATTCGTAAGTGATGCCTCGCTTACGGCAAAAGGCTCATGGCTGGAGCGTGAAGACGAGAAACTGGACTTGGAGATAGAGACAGGCAGGTTTAAAGGCAAGACCTACCGATGGGTACAGAACGAGCTGGAAGAGTATGCCGACAAGGTTATCAGATATAACGACCTGCTCTATAATGCCAAGAAGACGGGGCATTCGCTTCGCGTGGTATCAGTAGAGGAAAAGACTATCATACGTGCCGTGGCGTTGAAAATGCTGAAGCATGAAGGCATGTTCCGCATTCTGCCTAACCATGGTAAGAAAATCACTAAGAATATGGTGGATATGGCAGTAAACTACAAACTGGTTACTGCCGAGGATGCCGAACTTATCTATGATTACGAATATCTGATTACACCGGATGAGGATTTCGAGATGCAGATGTTCCTGCGCTCGAAAAAGTTTCAGGATGACTATCTCAGAGAACTGCGGCGCTCGGCTTTCGTGGTGCGCAGGGCATCTACCCTCGAAAACGTGGACGTTCTGGGTGAGGAGTATATCCGACAGATGAAGCGAGATCTTCCACCCTATACCTTCATGGTCTCGATATTGAACGTGAAAATCAAGAAATCGAACGATGGTTTCTATTCTAACCTGGATATAGATCATGTTCACGGTTATATCCCCGATGAGATTGACCCGCTTTCTCAGGCTAATTTCCGCACAGAGAAGGCTACGGGCATCATAGGCGGTAAGAAAATTACTGCAGAGAGTTATCAGCCGGACTTAAAGGAACTGTCCGAGAGAAACGACTGCCGTATGGATAGCGACTGCATAAACGACCTTCCTCTCTATCTCGCATTCGATTATAATGCGAATATCAATACCCTGGTGGTAGGTCAGGTGTATCAGCGTGACGGAGTAGAGACAGTAAATGTTATCAAGAGTTTCTACGTGAAGAACGAACGCAAGCTGCGTGAACTGGTAGATGATTTCTCGCATTACTATGCTCCGAAGAGAGCCGTGAACCGTGATGTGGTTTACTTCTATGATTCCACCGCCAAGCAGGGCGCATCGTATGCGCTGACCGATGAGCGATACTATCAAGCAGTGATTAAGGAGCTGGAGCGCAATGGCTGGAACGTGACGGCGATAGATATGGGTGTGCCGGAGCGGCACGAGGTGAAACATCGCATCATCAATAATGCTCTTGCCGGCATAGAATATCCTGCTATTCGTATCAATCAGCCAAACAACCCCGACCTGATTATTGCCCTGCAGCTCTGTGAGGTGAGCATCGGCTATCAGGGCTTTAGAAAGGATAAGAGTCAGGAGAAGAAAGCGGAGACGGAAGACAACCTGCCGTTGCAGCAGAGAACAGACTTCACCGATGCCTTCGACTCTCTATATTTGGGATGCAAGTTCTGGCGAGGAAATATCGGCTGGTTCGTATTGCCGGACGGAAGGAACGTTTAACTAAATTTTGAATGCTGAATGTTGAATGTTGAATTAGGCATACGCCATTGAGATAAACCAGCGATAGAATCGCTAGGAACGGAGGCTTTACTCCGAGAGGTAATTCAACATTGATAAAAACATTCAACACTTAACATTAAACGAAATGAGGGGCGGGTGTCATCACGACAGCCGCCCCTCTTGATATTAACAAAACTTTACCTTAAAACAATTTTGACTTTTAATTCATGAGAACTAATTAATAAAGAAAATAAAGTCCCCGCGTTTCACAACGAAGGAACTTCAACAAGATCAAAAACTAACAACTCTATAAAAATAAAATAATCATAACTATTACGTTAAGCATATTTTGATAAAACACTAGAAGAATCTATTCTTTACACACACATTAGAATTAATGAAGAAATTAGAACCCCGCGTTTCACAACGAAGGAAACTCTACGATTTTCAATGAGTAATAATAATTGTTTAACTTATAAAATATATCTGACAAAACATTAGAAGAATCTATTCTTTAATCTCAGGATGTTCTCTGAGATATTTTTCACGAAAGTTACGGAACATAAGTTCATGCAACTTTCCCATTTCCGGACTCAGTGTTCTCCATCTCTCGCTCCACTTTACCTTTTTACGGTAACAGGCTATGCGGACCACGGAGGATATAGGAAAATCGGTTGCCGTTCTTCCCGTTTCCGGATCATCATACGTAATACTAACTATCGGACGGTAAACATCACGAATACATACGCCCTGTTCTGCTACTGCCTGGAGAAGTTTATCATCATTCATTGGCAGCAGCAAAAGGGCATCACCGGAATAGGAATTATTAATGAGCGATTCAAAACTGCGGTTATGAAGTTTGATAAACCTGCCATCGGTGAAATAGATTTCCACCACCACTTCCTGGTAATCGCCACTATCCTGGTCGAGATCAGTAATCTCATCCCATAGCGTTTTATTTGCGAAGTCCATCTTACCGGAAGAATCCATCATCAGCCAATAGACAGACTTGAGCTGTTGCAGCATCATCTGCTCCCCTATTTTATTCATACGCTATAATCTTTCTTTTTTCTGTTTGCAAAGGTAATACTTTATTTTTTGATGGGCGGGACAAGAAAAGTAAAAGAGTAAAAAGGTAAGAAAGCCTAGCGGGGTAAAGACCAGCGATAGAATCGCCGGGAACGGAGGCGCAAAGCGGTTAAGGTTCTTTTTACCTTTTTACCCTTTTACCTTTTTACCTTTCAAAATTCCTTCACCAGCAGCAGACGATCGTTTTCATTCCTTGCCATTACACGATAGCCAAGGCGTTTATACCATTCGAGAACGAAAAGCTTACTGCCTTTATCATCCCATTCCAGCTGTGCCGACTTGCAGCCCAGTTTCTTAGCTTCCCGCTCTGCGGTCTCCATCAGGAGGCGAGCCGTTCCCTGCTTGCGGTACTTCTCATCTACCCAAAGGTTGTAGATAGCGCAATCGGCATACTGATAATACTCGTCTTTATAAGGTCCAGGCTTCGGTACCTCCACCTGTACGGTGCCGTGATGATTTTCATCCACGACAACAATCTTTTTGGATGACTCCCAATCTTGAATCTGTATCATAATATATTCTTTTTTATAAATCCTTAAAGTCACTTGCTAAGAGACTCATCGAGAGGCGCTCTGAACAAAGCACTGAGCTGGGTTTCTGAAACCCTGTTCAGATTAACGATATACTCTACGTGGTATAATTCGGGGTATCTTGCAGCGAACTCTCTGCGCAGTAACGGTGTCCCGCCGTATACCAGAGTACCGCTCTGACCGAAATCGAAATGGTCAAACACCTTTGGACCCGATTCGTACATTACGAACAAGTCAGGTCTCTCTCGATCGCCTTTCACGTCCTCGATATACTTGCCCTTCGCCCAATCTATCGCATGGTAAAAATCCTCGTCGAGATACATATATCCATAATAGTCTTCTCGAAATTCCTCCTTGCCTTCTTCAGACAAGGTTTGCGCCTTGACATCGTAGAATCGATCTTCATCCAGATAGTTAAACATATCTGCAAAATCTTTCACGATGAAGAGAGAAGCATCATCGCAACAAACAATAAACGGCTTACTGAAGTCAATAGTGAAATCCTCATCGGTAATAGGATGCCAAAGGGATTTTTTCTTTTCTTCTTTTGTGTATAAACTCATAATCTTATTATTTAAAATTCGTCTTTAATACCGCATCTTTTCTAAGGTTGTCATAAAAATCCTTTGGGCAAATGCAATCCCAGAAGTTATCTGCTGACGCATTATATCTGTTGCCAAAGAAATCACAGGCACAGTTTACGCTTGTCTGATTGAAAGCGATCGCCTCAATATCATCTATGCTGTGGACCTTAATAAAGTCACTCAGTTCCTTGTATTGTTGTGGATAGATACCTCCACACTCATCAGCGACAACCTTTAAACAATCAAGATAAACTGGTATATCTTCGCCTAGAACCTTTGCGAAATCAAAGGTAGATCTGAACACCATCATTTCCTCATAAGTTAAGCGGAAATCTTTCTGTAGATCCTCGATCTCCTTTCTGGATGAAGCATAGATCCAGCGGCTTGCATATTCACCTTTTGCCTGTGCTTCCTTCACCCATTCCAAATCCAGCGGTTTTCCATCAGCTCCTACCGGTACGTAAGATGGAAGGTATTTCTTTTCCAGATACATCCAGAGGTGAGGCATTCCACCCCAAGCATTGGGAACCTCTATAGCGAGTTTCCAGCACTTCCTTTTCTTCATTTTAACGTATATCTCAAACATGATAAAGCTTAGTTAATGATTAAATGTATCTCATCTTCGTAGTCCTTGATAATCTCTATCGGACGGAAATGTTAATCCAGGTACTTCTCGGGAACTTCATTCAGTGGACCCTCAAATAAGGTCTGAAGGTTGCGGGTATCAGGCTGGATAGTATCAATGCTTACCTGGCAGAACTCGTCAATGATAGTGCCTACAAGGTCGCCTATCTTTAATTGTGAAGGATGCAACTTCTTCTCCTCTTCATCGCTGAAACAAGGAACGAATGGCTTCTTCTTCTCACAAATCACATAAGGAGTCACGATACTCTTATGCTTGGAAGCGTCCTCTATAAAACCATTATAATGAATGGTGACAGCGTTAAAGTTTCCAAGAAGGTTGATAGGGCAAGCCTGGATAATCTCAGCAAGAGTGGGTTTGAATAAAGCCGACGATCCGAAAGTATGCACTGCCTCAAAACTAGGCAGCACACTTTTTACTTCCTTGGGGTGTTCCTCATTATATGCAGGCTCATCCCAGATACAGGAGTTACTGAGCACGTCTTTAACCTTCGGATATTCCATAAGCAAAAACTTTTTTGCCTTCGAGTTAGAACGGAAGCAGATGACGCTGATGCCTTCAGCTATCTTCTCTATCTGTTCCTTTGTAAATTCAATCTTTTCCATAATCTATAAATCTTTTAATCATTAAAATGCGTCTTTAATATCGCACCCGGCTACTGCCTTATATTCTGCCTTGAGGAAATCAATCTCATCTTTCAGGCGCTTGATTTCTGCGGTAGGCTGATTACGCTCTACACACTTTTTCCAGTTGCGGTAGGCATAATAAAACTTATCGCATAGCTTCAGTTCCTCATCGGTATACTTATGCAGATGCAGACAGTGTGCCTGTTTTATCTCATTCAGTTTACCATCCACTTTAAGTACAATCAGCCCGGCATAATCAGGAAGGAGAGGATATACTTTCGCACTAAGGTACCATGGTACGCAATAATAAAAGAAATTCGGGCGGCGACGTTTCTCATCTCCATTCTTCAGCAATTCATGCTTCTGCCGCTTATGGGTGAAATCGTTCTTGAAATCAGCAAGGGATATTTTGCATTCCACCTCATACCAATATCCGCTTCGGGTCTTGATGAGCATATCACTCTCCCAGTCGAACACATAAAGGTTTTCTACGATAAACTTAGGGTTCGATTTCCAGCCGCGCAAATGCTGCTGAAGAAGCTGCTCTGATACCTGCTCCTTAGTAAGGAGCGGTGCTTGTTTACTCTTTGTTCCCATCTATCTTTTTCATTTGTCCGTCCTTTAATTCATAACCCACATCTCGAAGTCTTGACTCTAACATCTTGACTTGTGATATGGAAGCTACATAAATTTCGGCTTTATCAGGATCGCAAAGATTTATATCAGGAATAATTTCATTAGCGAAATTATCTGTTTTCTCGCTACGGCTAATTCTTCTATCCGGATCGCTAACATAAAGCTTTTTTGAATCACCGTCTTCACTCCAAAAGAAATGAAGCAATATCTTTTTATCTATATGCCAAAGGTTAGCCTTTACGCAAGCAAAACTCTGTTTAGTACTCAGAGGGTCTTTGCTTTTCAGGAAATAAATCACACCTTCCTGCATAAGCGCAGGAGGTACATTAATATCTTCCACGTATTCACTATATTCACAAGGCCTGACACGATACTTACAGTTTTCCGTATCAATATCATATTCCTCTGGGTTGAAATCTCGCCAATTAGGTTCCTCCAATGGGCGATACTCCACGGGATTCCCATCCTTGATGGCTTGCAGCACCTGCAGCAAGCCATCAACATCAAACAAATAATTCTTCTTCATACTCTTTTCCTTACTCTTTTCCTTACTCTTTTCCTTACTCTTTTCCTTACTCTTTTCCTTACTTTTATAATCCTTACTTATGAATACGGATGAGACTAGGGATGCAGCAATCGTAAGTTTTATACCCTGGTTCCACGTAGCTGACTTCTGGGTTTGTATCACGCATAGTGTTTATTTCATCCAGGGAATAAGACCACAAACTGTAGGATTGAGTGAAACCTATGTAAAGAATAGAACCTTCGTTGTCATAGCCAGCAAGACGACCGAGAAAATTTCCCTTCGCCTTACCAGCCGTAATCAGAACTTGACGACCGTGATAGAGATGATAAATCTCTTTAACCGTCAATCCGGAAATATCCTCAAACTCGGAATCTTCGGACGCAGGAGTATTCTTCTGCTCCATCCTCTCTTCGATAGACTCTACCTCCATCTTAATATGCAGCAGTTCACGTTTTTCACGTTTTTCTCGTTCTCTCCTGCTTTTGAGAACAAAGAGCTTTGCCTTTCTCCAGCTATCTGCCCAGCCAAGAAGCAAAAGACCTACAGAGAACCCAGCCAGCACTACGATGGTTGCCTCCAGGCAGCAATCGTATATCTCCTGCGATAGAACGCAAGGATGGGTATAAATATTCTTCAGCTTGCCGAGAGCGTAAATAAGGACAACAGCAAGGATGGGTACCAAAATCGCCAACAGGTTAACACCGATAACCTGGGCATAATACTTCAATTTACTTTTCATCATTTTCTTTTTGTTTTGATTCATAAATCTTTTTTATTTCATCAAGATTTCTGACACACAAATCTCGATAAGCACCTTCAAAAGTTTCTGCCTGTTTATACATGCTGTCCTTTACCATAAAACGGCAATCAAGACCGCGTGCCAGGGTTTTAACCGCAACAATAAAACCGACAAACTCGTTGGGATCATATCTATCTTTCTTGATAGGAGATTGAGCACCGATGCGTATCTCGTCCGTAATCTTGTATGTTTTCTTGATTACTTCCGATGCAGTATGAATACTTGTTATCGGCTCTAGAGATACAAAATTCTTAACCACATATTTGTCGTGCAGCTCACGCAAAGCTTCGATACGTTCCTCGGTAGAAGGAGCACCAGGCTCCAACTTATCTTTACCAGTGATAGTAAAACCGATGGTGAGGTGGCGGGCTATATCCTTATAATCTGTTGTAAGGTCTCGAAGTGTACTCTTCCACAATCCCGTCTGCATCCAATGCACGTTTTTTGTTAATATCGTAACCGGAATGCGATCAAATAGCAAATGTAAAACCACCTGCTGCAGGATAAGCATATCTGCCTCTATATCGAATGGGTCGCAAGTGAAAGAGAGGAAAATACCGCCATCCTGACGTATTTTATCTATTCCTATCTTCTCTAAATCCTTCGAGATAATATCACGGGCAGCCACAAGACTTTCATGGTTCACAACACCTTTCTTAATAGCATCATGCGCAGTCATATTATTTTTCTTCAGATATTCATTGAGCTGCTTATCTCGCTGCTTAATGATAGGTGCCGCCAGTTCGGGCTTATCGCCGAAGACGTGGCTCAACACTCCTCTGCGGTTATAACAATATGTGCAGCCGTTAGAGCAACCATGGTAAAGATTGATTGCCCACTTAGCATATTCACCAGCCGCACCCTGCGGCTGGTAAATCAATGCTCCTTTTACAGGAGGTTCTTTTGTTTCTGTTTCCATACGCTATTCTTTTTTATCTTCTGGCTTTTCAATCAAGAATCCGATACCAGCTTGGATATTACCAAGCTTATACCACTTCTGACTGAGAGTCATCACGTAGCTGCTGAAGGCATTCTCCTCAATATCCAACTCGAAGGCTTCGTCTGTATCAGGCTCACCGTGTCTGATATAACCTTTACCTGGTGTATAAATGAGACGATAGTAAACGCCATCCCTACAGAGATACAGACCGCTATTCTCGCAATCAGAACTCCACCATTTCGGCTTACTTACATAGCAAAGCATTACATCGCCATCGTAAATAGGAATATATGATTTCTTGCCCTTATCCTCGCCTACGTAATCTTTGGCATCAACATTATCTACCTGGCGGGCGGTAGCCGTTAGCGTATAGCCGTTCTTTATCATTTCGGCTATATCAAGATATGCAACCTGCCATTGCAAATTAAACTTCTGCTGAAAACGCTCAGCACCTCTTTTAAAGAATGCAAGGATATTTGGCTTTCTATCCTCGCAATTAGCTGCGGTATCTTCGATGAGAGAGTTGAAGACTTGGATCTTGCTAGCTTCCAACGCCATTTTTATCATGGAATAAAGATACCCGTCCTCCTTATCTTTGATACTCCAATACTGACCCGAAGCTATCTTACGCAGATCACCGTACATATCCATCGCTTCACGCTCCTGAATATTATGCAGATGACAGACAAACTTGTATTGGTCGGGATGAACGCATTCAACCATATTACTAAACTTTAGCATATTCTTGATGATGCTTACATATTCTTCTGTTTCCATACGCTATTTTTGTTTATTTTCTAAATCTTCACTCTGTTCAAAGTTCTTATTCCAGCAGATGATGGTACCATTTTCGGGTACTCTACAAACGTGACCTGGGCAGCACCAGCATTCAACGGAATCTGTTCTGACAAGGTCTTGGTTTATCTCATCTTTTTCTCCGTGAGGACACGGAATGTTTTTAGGGTACTCCGTAGCTACGACTTTTATTTTATTATAAGCTGAACGAAGTCTACACTTCAAAGTATAAGTCTCTTCACGCAGCTTACTTATCTCTTTTTCCAAATTTCTGTTGCGTTTGTACATTCTATCAGCGTCATTACCCGTCAATCGTTCGTACTGCTTACGGAAGCGATGGTTGGTGTACTTACGGAAGAATTTAGACTTACTGCCCGATTCTATAATAAGGTCAAAGATAAAGCCTGCTATCTTCTCCTTTATCTGATTCATATTTATCTTCATACGCTACCCTTCTTTATCATCATTAACAAGATCCTCATACTCACCAATCGTGATTTCCGTGAAATCACGATTCTTCTTCTCGGCTCGAATACTATCATCGAAGAAGGCAAAGTAACGGTCATTGCAGCGGAGAAGCTGAGTGATAGAAAAAGGACAACCGTTAGGACCCCCTATGCCCAGTTCATCCAATATACCGAAATGGTTAGCAACAGCTTTGTAAGAGGCAAGTACAGCGGCGATAGCTTTACCCTGCTTGCACCGCTTGTTAGGCGCAATGCCAACGTAACGGCCATCATCAAACAACTGGGTACCTACCTCTCGCCATAACTTCTTATCCAACTTTTCATATTGCGCAGTCGGCACCCAGATAGCGGTTATATCATACTCTCGCAGCAGACTGCGGTTAGGCTGATAACCTTGCCACTTCTCAAACTTGAAGCCAACGGCTTCATCCACTCTCTTCATATAAGCCTGATACTCTTTTTCTTCAGCATCGAGAATACTCTTAATGTATTCGTAAGCCTTACTTCCCTTTTTTGCTTCGTACAACATACGCTATTTTTTTGTTTCTAAAAACATGTATTATTTACTCACCATTTTATCATACTCCTCCTGAGTGATTGTGCCTTTATTCAAAAGGCTCATCAGGTAGAATCGGGCCACGGTACCCATGGCGATTTTCATTCCCTGATATACCATACCGATAGAATCATCATCGGTGAGGATGTTCAGGTCAGACTCCTTGCCATCCTTCTCGCAAGTTACCTTGACGGTAAACTTGTCGTCCTTCATTTCATGGAAGGAAAGGTTGAGCTGCAAAATCTGCTTGCCAAGCTCCTCTTCTTCTGATTCATTCTCTGCATTCTGCTGCTTTGTTTTTTCTGCCATAATCTTTAATATTTTTATTTGTTTTAATAACTATCAACTAATCTTTTGTGCATTATCGAAAAAATCGCTTAGAAGATGAACGCAAGTTATATTTATCGCTCAAGTCTTTAACAAGGAAATGAGCGTGACCATCCTCTTCCACTCTTTTTTCCTTATACCCACTGCGCTTGTACCAGTCTAACACCCAAGGTTCGCTTTCGCGGTCGTCCCAACGCAATCCGACAGTAAGACATCTTTCCATAACACACACTACCTCGGCTTCTCGCATCATTTTTCGAGCGACACCAGCCTTCCTTGCACAATCATCTACAAAGACCGCCCAAATGAAGGCATCGCAATCTTTCCAGAACGGATCACTTTCCTTCGCATGTTGTTTTGGTATATCAAGATGCAAGGTGCCGTAAACTTCAGTCTCCAGGTTTTCAGTCATTAAATATCTGCGAACGTTGTACCAATCTTGCAGCTGATGTGAAAGTTGGACAAAAGAGTAGACTTTGACATTACTGGCATGTTCACTCTTGTTGCCTTTCTGCTCATCAGCTTTGGATTCCTCTGCATCCATTTGACGGATTTTCGCTTTCGTCCAATTAATCAGACTAGGGTATATCATAAAGGAAACGGCTATACTCGCAAAAATCCAATACGCAGCTAACATCTTATCAGATAAGAACAGTTCTAGATATAGCTTGCCAAGATGAACTGTATTAGAAGCTAACGTCAATATACCATAAAAGACCAGTGTTACCATAATCACGGCAAGAATTGGTATCGCAACGATACCCACCCGTTTCAAAAATCTCAATACTTTCATTTTCTTTGTTTTTTGATTATTACTTTTGAACTGCGATAAAATCACGGGAGGCAAGACGAGAACAAAGTTCCTGAATATCGCGGCTACTATCTCCATCAAGGGCTGACCCGACAACAAACATATCACGAATTACATTATGGTCCACTTTCTTGTAGCAGGGGTAGCCTTCCGGTTGAAAAATATCACTTTCGTTCAGAAAGACGAATGTACCATTAAAGTAAACCACCTCATATATACCAGACGTTTTTTCGTCTTTAAGTAAATCATGCTCCCAAATCTCTGCACCATACATATCTTTCATCCCCGTATATTGGCAAATGGTATAACTTAATACCGGGATAAAGCCGCACCCAAGGAAAACCGCATTTTTAGGTAAATCCTTACGCGATTCAAATGTCAGAATGCAAGATGCACCAGGATAAGCATTGCCAGGAGCTGGGAGGCCATACACCCAATCCAACGTATCCTTGCGCTTTGCCCTAAACTTAATATCTTTCAAATGCATACGCTATTTTTTTAATTTAACAATATAGGTAATCTTCTCCACACCCCTCCATTAGGCTGGAACTCGTTCTGCCAATCACGATACTCTACATCGAAACGAACCCCAAGATCTATGAATTGTTGGAGATTCAATGTAGAAAGAAGCTCGTCATTTTTCTCCTTACGGTCCATTAAGATAAGCCTGCAGCTTTTCATGGAGACAAATATATGAAAGAAAACATCCAGTGCATTCTTTCCCAACATGCCTTGTATAGCCCAACGCTCACGATTGGTTCCTTTAGGTGAGATGTTTACGCCATCTATATCGGTATAAACCTCATTTTTGTTCCATTGTTCTACGTTGTGGTACATAGAATATCCCGAAGTATAAACATAAAGGTTTTCTATGTTTTTATACTGACCGCGCAGATTTTGCACGAAATCTGCAAAGTATGGAATTTTGAAAGGTTCACCACCTGTCAGCAACACGGTTTTTGCGTTGTTAAGTTCCTCAACCGTTACAACCGGAACAGAACTTAAATCATATTGGTCATTACAGCACAAAATGCAATGATTATCACAATCTGTATTTAACATCAGATGAATAACGGAATGATCCGCATTCTCTTCATCTTCATAATATCTTATCATACGCTACTTCTCGTTTTCTTTTTGTTGAACATCTTCTTTCTTATCTTCCACATACTTCTTGCCGCAGAAAGGGCAATACTCGGGTAGGATGTTTACCTGGTTCCACTTTTCGCAGAAAGAGCCATCTTTCTTCTGTTTATGGAATAAACCATAAACATTCACCATCGCAATGCCCGATGGAATACCGATACTTGTATCAAGGCAACCACTCTCGTTGGTCTTCTCCTTAACCATTTTCTCAACTCTGCTAATACAATTACATGCCATAATCTTTAATGTTTTTATTTGTTTATCTCATTTCATTTAATTCATCATAGAAATCAAGATGGAACTGATGCCAGGAAATTTCTTTCAAAGTTTCATCTTTTTCTCTAAACCTCATGCTTGGCTCATCCACATAGAAGAAGACGCGGCTTCTGAAAAAATAGAGTTTAAACGGCCAAATCGGTCTATTCACTGGCTCTGTGAGGTTCAAACCTATTCTTATATCATTGAAACCTGCTACAGGGTTATACGAGTCAAGCACCTGCTGAACAGCCCTACCCTGCTCTGTCTTTTGGTTGGGAATCAAGTAATGATAAACGCCGCTCGAAAAACGATGAGTAAGAATTTTCACCCAGGCTCTCTTATCTAATTTAGCCCGTTGCTCTGGCGTTACCAGTATCTTCTCGATTCTAAATCGGCGAGTGAGAAACCAATTTTCCTCAACGTGTATATCTTTATCGAAATCAGAACCGATAGCTTCCACTATTCGCTTCTTGTAGTTTACACGTTCTTGCAATTCAGCTTCAACAATACCCTTAATGTATTCGTAAGTCTTTGTTCCTTGTTTTGCTTCGTACAACATATCTTCTTCGTTTTTTAGTTCTTACTCTTAATCTGCGACGGAATAGCAGAGGATGAGGGCGAGATGGAGGCGGCGGTGGCGGGATATTCGGCGGCTTTATAGGCTCATGCCCACCTTCAAATATTCCGGAAACCAACACCAGGAAGAATATCGCAAATACCCAAAGCATGGTTACGATGATCTTTTCATCCGTCGATAACTCTAACGTCATTTCTTTCTTCTCCTATTACGTTTATTCTGTATATACTGCCCGAAGTCTTTAGGAGTAGAAATCATCATCTCTATTGGCTCCGGACACTTATAAATACTCTGAGGATAACCAATATATAACATTTGTTTCTATACACTAATTAAAATTTATGATCATTACAAACATTAAAACATGATGTTTTGTCATTATGTTTAACACACCATGCAGAGGCACGATGGTCATCGTCGACACTGTACCAAAAACAGTTACCGCAGAACTGATCTACTTCATCGGGCATACGCTTATCTATTTAAATGATTATTACAAACCAAATCGCATGACGTTTCGCCTTGCGAATCAATGCACCAGCCCTGGCCATAGGCATCCTCATTGTCGAACCAGTAGCAGTTACCGCAACATTTCTTTTCTTTCTTTGCCATAAGCTATTTGAATCTGATTACGAACATATTCTTTTTTAACCACGCATCAGGGCACATGCCCTTCTTCGGTTTATCTACAGTTATCTCGTCGATTTCCTTCTCGATATACGGTTGGTTATCTTTCGGATAGCCGAGGAGAAAATGAACGTGTGTGAAAGGCTCTAATACCTCCTTGCGGTAAGTTCTATCTTCCGGACTGTCCGAAGTGTGCTTGAGCCCTCCGGTGAGATAACCTTGCACGAAAAGGCCTCTATCGGAAACACGATGATATTTGGCTACACCAGCTATCAAGTCTGGCCTATTCGGTATATCCTTTCTAAATAAACGAATCGTCCAGTATAAAGAGCATTCCCGATACTCCTCTGTCTTCTCTCCGCTAGCTATCTTCTGGTACCACTCATCAGTAAGATGAATTGTTAATATTTTCTTCTCTGCCATAGCTATTTACCTTTATATTCTATACCATTTCTTTCAAGAAATTCTTCGGCTGCCTCTGGGCTGTCAAACTTCAGGGGGTGACCGAAATAATCATTAAAGTATCTATATCTCTGCCACCAATGCTTTTTGTACATGATGAAGTACCTTTTTCTATACGCAAGGCTCGATTGAGGGTCCACATGCCCATAAAAGAATCTGGGGAAATAAAGTGAAAAAATTTTTATCTTCATACTACTATTTCTTTTTAACTTACTACCTCTACATACTTCAATTTAGCAAATCGGTATGAGGTGTATACTACATCGAGTGTTTTATTGACTCTTGCCGTAAATCTCAGGATGCAGCCTGTATAATCGTGAAATCCTAAGATGATATACTTCTCACCGACATACCCTGCTACGTATGCGCCAATATCTTTTCCCTTATAAAGGGCTGGCTTCCCTCGATACGCATCAAAAAAGTCTTTGTTTGTCATGCGCTATTTGCTATAATCTACCCGCTCATCTTTGAAACCGGTGAGGCGCTTGGCATCCTCCTCGGTTATCAATTCCAAATCATCGTTATTGTCATTATCCTTGATAACCAAATCATCGGTAAGAACGAAATAATACTTACCCTCATGGGTGGTAAGATTGGTAGGACGGAAAGGTCTGCAGGCAATGAGGGCACGCAGCCCTAACTTCTTCAGAATATCATCGTGAGTAGTAACTGGAGGATATGAAGACATCACTTCTTTTATAGCCCTACCCTCTTCATTATTCAGGTTAGGAGCTACCCAGAACTGATTATCATCACTATAAGTCCTGTTCCAGACTTCCTTATCCAATGTTTCGTACTCCTCGGGAGTAACAACAAACTCGTAGATTTCCAACTTTCGGGAAAAGGTGGAGTTTACATAAGAGGCAATGACTCGGGTTAACTGGAAGGGTATCGCCTTGCGGATGCGATCGCAATACTCTGCGTTTTGCTTTCGCTCCTTATCTATCACGTCCTTCACCCACTCGAAAGACTTAGAACCTTCTTTTAATTTAAATATTTGCATAGTGCTATTACTTTAAATGATTTTTCTTGAGACCAGCGATTGAATCGCTGGGAACGGGGACAAGAGAGGGACGTGACGAGGCAGAGGGTTGCTGCTGGGCGGCTTCTTTCTTTGCGGCGGCTTCCTCTGCAGCTTTCTTTTCTTCTGCCTTCTTTTCCTCAGCTTGCTGTTCCTGCACAAATTCGATAGCGGAAGGTATATCTCCCAACTTATCGTAGTAATTATCTTCCTGTGCGTCGAGTGCAAGGCGACCTTCGTATACTTCCCATAGGCCGTTGTCGATGAGATAGTAGATAGCGGAAAGCACGATGCGCTCGCCGTATTCTTCGATGTAGGCATTGAGCGGTTTCACCCAGGCCTTTTCTACTACGTCTTTGAGCCATTCCTTATAGACGATGCCCATCAGCTTCTCTTTATCCCCTTCCACAGCATAGCAGGAAGCGATGCGAGGGATGATATAGAGAGGTTCCGTTTTCTGCAGGAAGTTCTCGAAGTTGATTCCGAGCGCCTGACGAACCATGTTGCTTACGCTCTTGAACTTGTATTTCTTCAGTAATGAGCGAAGAATATTCTGTTGTTTCGTGTTCATGTTTTATAATTGTTTATTTTGTATTTCTGAAACTCATTATACAGCCTCCGGTTCTGGGTCTTCCGGCCAACCATCTTCCTGGTAACCTGCCTTGTGTTCCTCAGCTGACTTCTCACGGTGCTTGTCGTAATATATAGGCTGCTCACCTGCGGCTACTCGCTCTTTGTTATACTCAGCAAAGGCGATGGCTAGCTTATCCATATACTCTTCGTTAGCACTGCGTTTAGCTATCTTGTAGTCGTGGCTGGCTTTCTGGTATTTTGCGTGAGCATCAGCACGATCAGCATCTTGCTGAACGAAGAAAGATTTCTTTTCCAAGGTTTGCTTGCCGAGAAATTCTTTCAGGCTAGATTTCTGACATTTCTTAAACTCAACTTCCTTATCCAGGAGTTCCTTCTTACGTTTCGCAAAGGCCTCGCCGCCATCGGTCTTGATTTTCAAAGCAACTTCGTGCTTTTTGTCTCTTTCCTTACGCAAAGGCGCAAGGACTTCTTTCTGAAATTCTTCTAATGTTCTCATTTTCTCAAAATCTTTAATGTATTATAAAACTTTTCTTAGTCGAAGAGGGAAGGATTTTGTCTCTTCTCTCTTTCTTTTCTTGCTGCCTTCTCAGCTTCCTCACCCTTCTTCTTTACTTCGACTTGCTCGGTGAGGATTGCCTTCAGCTCCTTGCGAGAAGCTAAAGGGTTTGCATTAACGATGCCGATAAATAAAATTCTGCCCAACTTTTTATAGAGCGGAATAAATTCCTTATCTATCAGGTCGGCTGGCTCGCTGGCAGGAATACTAACCTGGTTCAGGTCTTTTCCTTCTTTGTTAACGATGAGGAAGATTCTATTCTTGCCATCTTCGTCTGCGATTTGTGCGCCCCCGGAATATTTGGCTACACTCAGTTGACTGCGCAGCCAGTTTTCCTTTGTGAATAATATTGTTTTCATATACGAGGGGTTGCTTATTTTTCTTCTTTCAAATCGTTCTTGATTTCATCCCACATCGCCATCTCTACCTTCTTGCCATCGAAATGGCCAACGGCTACCAGTTCGCCACCTTCTTGGGTGGCATCCGCTGATGAGATGGCGCTGCTGCGGATAATCATAATATCGAACTCGTGGATAGCATCGAGGATGCTCTTCATATCGATGTGCTGCATTTTATCTCTAGCATTCAGACGGATGCGCTGAATATCAGCATCGGTCAGCTTGCTGGACGTTTTCTCCTGCGCCTCCCTCACAGCCTGTGTCTCGATAGTAATACGCTGCTGCTCATAAGCATCAGCGAGCAGTTCCGAGTTTTGTATCTGGGCGGCGATGTTCAGAAACTTCTCGAACAATTTACTTCCACCCGCCAGCAGCGTAGTAGCTAAACTCTGCTCAATGAGAAGAGTCTTGCCCTTTACTTGCCAGTAAATCAAACCAGCCTTCTCCCACTTCTTGATCGTGGCGATTACGCTAGTCAGACTATCCAGTATTTTGAGAGCTTTCTTTGCTCTATGTCTTTTAAACGGATTCCACATAATCTATATATTATTTAAAAATGAATATTCCAGTGAAAAAAGCGCCCTATGCTCACGCACCGGGGAGGTGTAGGGAAATGTGAATAGACAACCCTACATTGCTTTTGCTTGTAGTTATATCACAGAACTTACCTTTCGCCAAAGGCTCATGCTATGAAGCATTTACATTTACTAATTAAGCAATTAGAGCTTTAAAAATCTTCGATAAACTATATTAACCTTAAAACATGAATTGCCATTAATGAGTAATGAACCTGGTACCGTCTACTTCGAGCACCAGAATGTCATTCACCACCCGGATTTCTCCGCTGTTTACGAACTGCACTTTTCGCTGGTGCCTCAGAACGTCTACCTTTAGACAAACGCATTCACCTTCATCTACATGCCCAGTCTTGGTGAGGAACTTAATGTAGAACGATTTGCGCTTTACGTTTCTCGCTGTCTGCGGATGTATGTAACCAGTTACCTGCTGTCCGCTTCGTGGGTCTATCCACTGCCACTTTTCGCAGAACTGACGGAGGTTCTGATAAGACTGATGATATTTTGCCATAACTATTATTGTTTATACGAAACCACCGAAGTCGTAATGATCGCGAGGACCTTCCTGCTCCTTATCCTCTTCGTAAGGAGGAAGCTTTGCTTGCAGAAAACGGTTTAGGATGATACTGTCTACCTTCCGTTTCTCCTTGGCTACCCTTTGCCGATGCCGCAATATATCAGGAAACAGGATGTTCTTGAGCGGGTTCGACCAATCGGCTGCGTCATTGCATGCCGAATAATCGGGGTAAAGAACCATGGAGTAATGCGATAACTTACCGTTAGGGGTATCGAGCATCGGACCAGCCAACGTAAAGGCTTTCTCCTCATTGTAAAGAACCATGTGCGAGGTCTGTAGGGTCACATCCTGATGGTTCTGATAAAGGATTCTGTCTCTGTTTTCCATCAAATGAATATCTATCCAGTCTTCTACACTCTTATCGGTTGAGAGCACCAGGTGGGTTATCCAACCCCTCTCAAAGCAAGTATAAAGGTAGTTGATGATATATCCGGTAGCAGATGTTCTGCTTACGGTCATCGCCAACACCATTACGCAGAAATGATTTTTCTGTGCCCGGTTAGGATTTACATCTGCCAAGTATCCGATAGCGTGGAAGAATTTATCTATCAGCACATCGCCGTGAGTATAGAAGCTCAATGCCCGCCGTGGCGCTTGTATAATTGCCTTGGGCAGCTTTTTATCCACACAGCAGGGAGGAATAAAGAGCAAAGTATCATTCATAATCTTATCTTATTCGTTCGATGTAAGTTTATTATTCAAGAATCATCGGCATGATCAGGGTCAATGCTCTAGGCGATGATTCGTTGGCGGTAATTACACCTGCACGGCTAGGATCGCCAAGATGCAGACAGACGGTATCAGACTGGATAGGTGCCAGGGCATTCAGCAGACTGCTTGCCTTGAAACCCATGCGATGACCATCTACGCAATTACTGTCGATGATAAGTACCTGGTCGTTTGCCGACATATTGAAGTCCAAATCCTGCGCTGCCACATCGAGGAACATACCTTCTTTCTTCAGAACAATCATGTTGCTACTTTCTGAAGAGAAGAGTGCTACACGCTTTACTACACTTGCCAATTCCCGCTTGTCTACCACAACATTATAAGGGTTGTTGCGAGGAATTACCGAATTATAATTAGGGTACTGACCTACCATCTTTTTGCAGACGAAGGTAATATCATTACCCGAAGTGAAGCGCACCATACTCTCGTTTGCTTCTATATCAATATCTGCGCAGTCATCAAAAACCGCCAAGCTCTTGAAGAAGGTTCTTTCTACGAGAATAATGCCAGGTGTACCGCTACGGAAGAAATTGCTGCCTCCCGTTTCAGGGTTGTTGGTATGAATGAGCTTGATGAGAGAGTGATCATCAGAGGCTACAAAAGTAACCTCACTTCTGTCCTCGGCTACATCGATGCAGAGACAGTTCATGATTGGTCGAAGTTCTGAATTGCCTACAAAGTTACCGGCATGAGAGAGCACATTACCAAAGGTTGCCATCGGCAGGGAGATATGAAGACTGGCATTATCAGGCTGCGCTGCACGAGGAAATTCCTCGGCACTGAAATAAACCAGGCTGACGTTACCCTTCTTTACATTTTCGCCGTTCTGTGTGCAGTACTCGATATTCATTGAGCGGTTCTTATCCTGCGACAGATCCATGGTGACTACGCAGTCAGCAGGGAGCGTAGAGAGGAGCGATAGCAGAGAACTGATAGGCAGAACGACATCTTCCTTAAAGCTGCCTTCTACGATACTGAGGGGGGCAGGGATAGACAACTCCGAGTCAGTGGTAGCTGATACGAAGAAAAACTGACCATCTTCCTTACGCTGGGTAAGGAGCACATTGCTCAAGATGGCGATGGTTGACTTGCTGTCGATACACTTCGCAGCTTTCTGCAAAGCTTGACGAAGCAAGAGGGATGATTGCGCTTGTATTTTCATTTTGCTTTATTTTTTTTGTAAATTCTATTTTCTTGTTTATGGACCAGCGATAGAATCGCTGGGAACGGAGGCGCAAAGGGGGTAAGGTTCTTTTTACCTTTTTACCCTTTTACCTTTTTACCTTTAAAAAGGCAGGTCGCTCTTATCTATTTCCTCTACGGTAGCTGCGGCATTGTTGCCATCGCTAGCGTTCGGTATAGCTTGCCTTCTGCCCTGCTTGCGGGAGGTGAATGTCTTCCATCGCTCTTCCTCTTCTGGGGTGAGAATAACAATGTTGCCATCGTCATCACGGTATGGTAATGGGTCGGGACCTTCAACGTATTCCTTCGCTATCCGCTTTAACTCGTCGTAGCTTTCCGGAATATGATCCTTTCCGCTACGGAAGAAGAAATAGACGTGCTTGCTGGTCTTTACTCTGCGGATATGCTTCGGCTCCACACTATCATCGTTCTCCCATTCACGCCCTACGAAGTATTCTTCCGTTATCCAGGCTCGAAGCTTGAAACAGCCATGGCGCTTATTGTCCTCACCTATCAGGAGATGATCAGGATTGCAGATGATATTCATATTCTTGCAATACTTCTTGATTTTCTTCTTGAAGGTGGCTCGGCTATATTCCTTACTTTTACCCTCGCTGGCATCAGCCCAATCACGCATGAACTCATTAAACATTTCGTCTGCACAGATAGGTGCTGAATAGACTTCATTACGA